TCGTTTCAGTATCATCAGGATTTTTAACTTGAAATACATTTGTTCTTAAAATTAAATTACCAGTTCCACGATCTCTAATAATACTATGACTACCATTATGATATATTTGTAAATCATTTGAATCACCGATGGAAATTCTTCCATCATCAGGTACTTTTATATGTCCAAATGAACCAGTTGTAGTAGAAGAACCACTAATGTTCCCATTAGTAACTTCAATCCCACCTTTTTTAACTTTAAGTTTATGGTTGAGATGGTTTATTCCAAGTCTTTGTAGAGAATCAGCCATTTAAATCCCTTATGTTATCTCTAATATGCTTGCAAATACATCTAAATCATCATCCGCAGAAGCTTGAGTTTCTAATTTATCCCCCGCTCCCAAATTAATTGGTTTTTCCAACACTACGGTTGAATCTGCTGGTACATCAACGGTTTTCATCAAAAATCTTCTTGTTTGAAAATTAGCACTTCCACTAACTGACAAATTAAACGTAGCATCATTAGTTCCATCTATGTTACTCACATACACGGCGTGAACAACACCAGTTGTACTTGCGGGACAAGTATAAAGTGGTGTTATTGTCGTACTTGAACCTGTTGCTGCACTTGTAAAGGTTTGTGCCATTATTATCCTCCAAATACTATGGACAACGCTGTAGCAGTATCCACAACACTTGTTCCCTCTTCAAAAACACGACCACCTGCCGTATTTACACTTCCACTTGTAACTAATACATAATCTCCACTCGTGGGTGTTTCACTACCACTAATGAATAGTGAACCTGTATTAATTCCAAAGGAACCTGAAAGGTCTTTACTTAGTTGTTTGCTGTCTATTAAAGCCATAGTTTATCTCTTGTTGTTTACGTTCTTCCCACCATTGTTCTATACTACGAGAAATTTTCTTCTTGTGTTCAATGGTCTTGGGTTGTTTCATCTTCTCAATAGTTTCTAATGTAAGTTTTCTGTCCATCTGTGCACAAGACTTACATACTGAATTATTTCCCATTGCCCTATCAAAAGTGTCTTTTCTTGTGTAGGTTAACATCTTCCCACAATCAGGACACGGACGATTTTTTCTATTGGGCCAACTTCTTTTTCTCATACTTATAAATATCAACAAATGGTAAAACCAATGTGGTATTTACGAATTAAATTTGCCCCAACCCACTATTTCGTCATTATTATCAAATCCATATCCCATTGAACCAATATTCATTTTTAATAATAAAGTTGAACCACTTTGTTCTATATCTAATGCGTCATATTCCATTAACATCCCTTTATTAAAAAACATAAAATCGTGTTTAGTTACTCCATCTAATGTTGCAACTTTTGATGCAGTTACAGCAGTAAAGCTTGATGTAGTGGAACTTACAAAACTACCTGTATGTGCGAATTTCTTTCTCGTAAAGTCAAATCCAGGTGTTTGGTCACCAAAAGCATTATATGATACCTTTTCAGTTGAGAGTGCAGTTTGACTCCCACCATCATCTGCAGTATCATTAGAAATTTCATCAACTAAAAAATTATTTAAACTAAAAGAACCACTTATGGATAAACTACCAGTTCTTTCATGAGTATCATCTATCGTATCTCCAAACTCTGTACTACCACTTTCAAAAATTGTACTCGAACCAGTTAATTGTGCCTCTATTTTATCAGTTGTAAATTCACCTGTTAATGTTAAGTTAGGAACAGTTAAATCACCACTAATATTAAAAAATTCACCAGCTGTTTGAGTCAATGTGCCATTAGAAGCAGAAACAGATTTATCTGTCCACACTATATGTGTTGAATCCACAGAACCTATTATAATTTTATCTGGTGTTACTTGATTAAAAACTACATCAGAGGTAGAGGATACATCTTGACCAATACTGAAAGTAAAATCTTTTCTATCAACTCCAGTTATATTAACACCTGGATTATTGACGGTAAAACCACTTGAACCAGAGAATGTCAATGGATTTCTAAATTGAAATAAATTTTTTGCCATTTTACTCCCTACGAATTAAATTTACCAATACTTAAAATTTCATCATCACTTTCTAATGAATATCCAATACTACCTGTATCAACTTGTAGTAAAAATTGAGAACCACTTTGTGCAACAGTCAAAGCATCATGTTCCATATACTGACCATTGATAAAGAATATAAAATCACCCTCATTTGTGCTCGTTAATGTAATTGGTGCAGATGCAGTTACCGCGTTAAAACTAGCCGTATTATTACTTAGAATTGTGGTCGCGGTTTTATGAAATTGTTTTCTTAAATATGATTGGTCTGTAGTTAGACTTGCACCAAATTGTTTTACTGCATATTCTGTTGTTAATGCAGTTTCACTTTGGTCACTTAAAGTGGTATCATTAGATATTTCGGTTACTTGGTATCCATTTAAACTAAATGAACCACTTAACGTCATACTACCAGTTCTTTCGTGAGTATCATCTACAGTATCACCAAGTTTAGTACTACCACTTTCAAATATAATAGATGCTGAGGTGAATGATGTGTGGAATTCTTGTGCTGTTAAAGTACCTAAAATAGTTGTATTACCATTTACGGTTAAATCACCAGAGGTAACTAATGAGCCCGTTATTGACATACTCCCACTAATTCCTGCAGAACTCCAAGTGGTTGGATTACCGAGTACTATTGTACTGGCACTAACTTCTGCAAAGGTAACATCTGCTGTGGTTGCAACATCTTGTCCGATAGAAAAGGTTTGTGTTAAAGCCGAAGAACCATCAAAAGACGCACCATTACTTGATAATGTGACACCAGTTCCAGCCGTCATAGTAAATGGATTAGAAACACTTATAGAGAATAAATCTTGTGTTTCTTGTATACTAACAGACTGACCTTCCTCTTTACTATCAACCAATTGGTCTCTTGTTTTCTCAGCATCCACGTTGAAAATCAATCGTTTTGGTGTGAGTTGTCTTTTTGTTGTTACATAATTGTTAAATTCCTCAGGTATGATATACCCCATCATCTGAACTTCAAACGTTGTCTTTACTAATCTTTCTTGTGCCTCTAATTCACTTGCATCAGTAAAATTCTGAATCGCTGTTCTAAATCTCATCTTACCGGGTTCACCCCAATATGCACCATCCGTATAATTTATTCGTTCAACCAATTTGTTCATTTGATCAATATAACTTGTCCAAATCGTAAACTCATAATTTAAATTAACATAGTCAGGAATAACAACGTTATAAAATTCTTTATTAGGTGAAATTCCAACTGTTCTACTGAATTGGTCATATCGATTACTTTGAGAATACTTTTGTTGGAATGTCATAAAATTATTAGGACGATTTGCATCTAATTTATCAATTGGTATATTTTCATTTTTTTCTATACTTGTTCTTTTAAACACAATCGCTGGAACAATTAATTGTTGTTTTTTGTCCCTCATGAATCCACGTTTTTGGATACTCACCCAACGTTCTGGTGAAGCATACAAAACAGGAACTTTGACAGTTTCTTTATTTTCCTTTACAGTCGGTCTTATAACTTCATTAAAATAGTACATGATAGCACTATCCATATCCAAAAGAGAAACTGATAAATTCTTTTGGTCGTCTTTATCTCGTCTAAGTTCTCGAGCTCTATTAAAATCTTCACGTAATGCTACTGAATGTAAATCTCGTCTTGCCCTACGTGATATTGGTTTACTTCTTGCCATTAAAACGCCCTTGTTCTCTCAATATTAAGTGTATTAATTCTTGATAAGTGTGCGGTACAACTAATAGTCCAGTTATTACCAGTTTGACCACCGATTAACTGATTTTCATTTGTTCCATTGAGTTCGAAATACCCATCATTCCAACTCACTATATCACCGATGTCTGGTCTAAAGTTTACATCAATCAACATATCTCTTTGAAATGCAAATGTAACTTCTTGTCTTGTATCTGGCCCAAACTCATCCATATTCCAATCAAAATCACCTGCATCTACAATACAAAATAACTTAACTCCTGCCTTGTATACTTTACCAGTTTCACCTGCCTCACCATACATATTTGTTTGTGTATCATATGGAGCAATACGATATAGAATAACTTCTTGTCCGATAATACTACAATCATCTTTAGTTAAATTACCTACAAGCTCATCATTAAAATGTTTAGCTAAGTCTGTATCCTTTACAGGCCAAAATCTACTTGCCATTTTATTATCCTATGTAAATTGGATATGGAACTTTTTTAAGTTTCTCTTGTAAGTGTTCTGATGACTCTCTATCAGCCTCTAAGAGTGCCTTTTGACTTGTTCCTTCCAACATTTCTCTTAATTGTTCTATTAATGTTTCTTTTTCGGCAGTTGCTTCCGCTCTTAATGTTTCACCATCAAGGGAAACCTCTGAATTAGGAATAGGAATGGTTCCATATTTACTACGAACCATACCCAATAATTCTTTTGATAATGCCAATCCATACTTACGAATCCATTGTTTACCAACATCGTTAATATATTGATACTTCATGTTATCATATGGAGCATTACTGATATCTGATATTGTATCGTTAGAACCACTATAACGAGTTCTCAATACTTTATCTCTATCATCTACTCTTGACCACTCTATAAACATACTACCAGTAGAATCACTTGTCCAAGTTGGAAATATTTTTAACTTATTATTACGAAGCTCAAAAGAATATGCAGATTTTCTAACTTGGTCATTAAATTCTATTGCTTGAACTCTTAACAAGTCTGCATATACTGGTTGTAACATAAATGTTATTGCTGGTGAAGAACCACCGAATCCAAATGCATCCAACATATTGTTTGTTTGTTGACCTGTACCTGCATACGGATCAAAGTATCTCGTGATAGCAGGACTTGCTTCATAAAATACTCTCTTTACCTCTATAGCTCCACCTGTACCTGCTCCACTACCACTAAGGTCTGCAATTAATTCATTCAAATCATATTCTTGTACAGACTGAGAAAGAGTAATTTTATTTGTATAGGTTTCGACTTGTCCACCTACTTGAGCCTCAGTTCCATAGGTTTCAGACAAAAATATCTGTTCTCCCATTGTATTTGAAAGTCTTTTATGTGTTAAATTATTAGATGAACCTGTAGATTGTCCCTTCAAACTCAATAAATTATCCTTTATATTGAATTGATTTACTTGTGCTGAGTATTCCGTAACTGATTCTTCAAAACACGCATAAAAAGAACCTGATGTCAATTCTACGGCAGTTATAGGGTAACCCATTCTTTTGGCTGCCCAACTTGCAAATTTTTCAGCGGATTCTGTAAATTCTCCGTCTGAATCGTACAATCCCCAAGGCGTATCACCTGTAGAGAAACTGGAACTACCTGCCCATAGTGCGATTGCCATATTTTTCTCCTAATATTAAGAAATTAATTAGATATATCTAAATATAAATATCAAAGCAATAAAAAAGGGTGAGAAAAACTCCCACCCTTTTTAAATTCGAGATGACAAAGATCACCTCTAAATGACAACTAAGTTTAAATTAATTAAACGTAGTTTACATCTGCTACGACAACTTCACCATAGAATTCAGGTCTGACCATCTTCTTAGCGTATCTGGTCATGACGCCTTTTCTTGGAGTAAAGTTCTTAGGATCGTAAACAAGAGGTGTCATTATCAACGGTACGTAAGGTGCGTAAACCGCTCCAGTTTCGAGGAAGTTACTTCCACGGAAACCTACGAGGATTTTGTTCTCTAACATATATGGGTTTTTGTAAACCGTATATCTGTTATTAAGAGCACCTACTCTTTGTACACCCATAGCAAATGATTTCTCAGTTGCTTCACCAGAAGTATCTGCAGCGTATCCAGGAATACTCTCGATGATTGTTGCTGTTTCTGGACTTACGACCAAGAAGTTAGCACCACCTCTAAGAGTTTTCTGATGGATTGCGTTTGATACAGCTTGTATCTTGTTTCCAAGTGTTTGGAACCACTCACCTTTTGTGTAAGCGTTTGAGTTAGCTGAGGACTCTGCAAACAACGAAGTTGCTGTGTTGTACTCATATCCAACTCTTGCTGACCACTTTTCTTTCTTTGCGTTTGTGTTTGCAAACAACATATCAAGGATTTCAAGGTCGATTTCCATTGAGATGTATTCAGAAAGAAGTGCTGTCAATTCTGCTTCAGCATCAACTGAATGATATGCATTCAAGTCTTGAGCAAGTTCTGGAGTCCAGACTGCTTTTAACTTACGAGTTTTCGCGATTATCGGAATACTCTTCATTGCAATATCTAATTCAGGAATGTCGATATCTGATTCAGGATTTCCATCAATTTGAGTTGATGTTGCTTCAAAATCACCACGAGTGTAGTTATTAGCGGCTTCTTTGTGATATTTCACAACGATTCCAGTTGGTACAGCAGCTTGTGATTTCAATGCGATAAAGGTTACGTCTGTGCTAGACTCATCCCTTGTAGTGTGTGCTGGATAGAACGCGTCGATACCAGAACCACTAATTGTGAATGCTCTAAAGCCTTCAACATCGTGGTTAGCTAAATCGTTTGTTCCATCAACGGTAATCTTAACAAGACCGTTATCAGCGTCTGAGCCAAGAGCAACAGAAGCAGATAGGTCTGGTTCAAAATCAACATCTTGCCAAACTACAGAACCAGTTGTAAATGCATCATTTGCAACTGCTGCACCAATAGTTAGTGCGTCTGAGGTCTGGTCGTTGATTGAGTAACCAAATTTACCAGCACCATATAGACCGCCTGTAGCGTCTGTGTTTGAACCAGATGTGTTACCATGAACATCTGAGTTCTCAGTATGGTTAGCTGTTTGGTTAGTTCCGTATTTAAAGTCAAGATAGAAGATCAGTCCTGAAGGTAGGTTCATAGGCTGAACAGAAACGAATTCCTGTGCTGCTAATTCACCAAAGATTCTACGAACTAAAGGAAGTGCTACACCGCTCCACTCTTCAGAGTTTGCTGATGTACCAGTTCTTGAAGCTTCGTCAATTAACTGACGAGCTTGGTTTTCAAGTAGAACTGCCATTCCGTTTACTTCGTGGTCTTTACCCATACCTTCTAAAAGGCCTGTTGGCTCCCACTTCTTAACTAACTTACGGGTCTGTTCCATCAACTGACGTTGTGGATTATATCCATCCATCAACTGTTCAATTGTGTTTGTATTTTTACTCATTACATTTCTCCCAATAAGAGTAGTTTTAAATTATGTTTGCTAACTTCTTGAATCTGTTCTTAATATCATCAGACTCAGTAATTACTTCTTTAACTGGTTTAGTTGAAGCAACTGCTTTAGAAGATGAACCTTTTGATTCTTTGATAGGTGCACGAGTGCCTTGGAAAGACTCTGCTAATGTAGTGTACACAAGCTTAATCTCTCTGATACTCTTAGTTCTATCAAAAGTCTCAACAACTTTCATTTTCTGTTCGTTACTTAAACCAAACGCTCTAAATAGTTTATTTGAGAATAATAATTTAGCGTTCAATAAGTTAACTTCATTAAGTTTAGAACGTAGATATTTTACAACATCTCTATGTTCTGAAACTTCTTTTTTAAGTTTAGCAACTTCTTCCACGTCTTCGTCTTCGTCTTCAACTTCGGATAAAGCTTTAAGAACTTCGTCTAAATCGACATCTTCTTCAACTTCTTCACCCTCGTCTTCGTCTTCAACTTCTGTCAAGTCATCAACAACTTCAGCTTCATCATCTTCTTTACCAGCTGGTTCATCAGAACCTTCGCCTTCAGGACCTTGTGCTCCTGTTTCAGATGAGTCTGCTGCATCGTCAGCAACTTTGTTATCAGCTTTACCGATATCAGATGATACATCATTTTCGTCAACTTTTTCTTCGTCTCCGTCTTCTTCATCTTCTTCATTGATTTCTGCTTCTAACTCAGCTAAGATAGATTCAAGGTCAAGTTCTTCTTCCATTTCATCATCTTCATCTTCAATTTCAGATACTTCTTCAGCATCTTCATCTTCGTCTTCGATTTCTGAAACTTCAGCATCTTCATCTTCGTCTTCGATTTCATCCATAGATTCTTCTTCATCTTCTTCTTCGTCAGAATGTTCACCTTCTTCGACTTCTTCTTCATCTTCTATTTCGTCAGAATGTTCACCTTCTTCGCCGTAGCCTTCGTCCTCAACTTCATCATCCATTTCTTCATCTTCGACTTCAGAAACTTCTTCTTCATCTTCGCCTTCATCTTCGATTTCAGCTTGGATTTTTTGAGCTAACATTGACTTTAAACGTGGAGTAAATGCTTCTTCAAGTGCCATTTTAGCATTAGCAAGAGCTGTTTCACGAACTGCTTTTGCATCTGCGATGGCTTCTTTTAATAAGTCATCCATTATGTTTCTCCATTTGGATTTCAGTATAGTTATTGGGAACTATAATTAAATTAATTACTTAATCAGGTACACTATATGATGTATAGGAATATACGATAGTGTATTTCGTTTTATATAAATATATACTTATATTAAAAAACTATGAAAATTAGAAACTTTTTTCGTCACGTAATCGTTGATAATAATTACGTCTTTTAGCTCTATTTTTCTTTTCTCTTCGTTCTTCGGATGGTTTAGTGTAGTATTGTCTTTCTTTTAACTCAAACAAAAAACCACTCTCTTTAACTTTCTTCTTGAATCTTGAAATTGCTCTCTCAATAGATTCGTTTCTTTTCAATCTTACTTCAATCAATTATAACCTCTTTTCGTTTAGTCGTCTCCGAGTTTCTTGTCCATTTGTTTTCCAAATCCTGACTGAACTCTCTTTACACCTTTAACTGCCTTTAGACCTTTTTTTAATTGTTTTGCTACTATTGCCTTTGCTTGTCCTGATCCTGATGCATCTACAATAATAGTTCCATCTCCACCTTGACCAAGTTCAAAACTTACTGCAAATTTTGCTTCAGATAAGTTACCTTCAGACTTTGCTTTGTAATTTTTATCTACATAATTGAAGAACTCTTTCTTTTTATCATCATCAAGTTCTGCTGGTGATTTAATACCAAACTTATCCATTGCCTTTTGGAAGAACTCTTCGTAATCTCCCTCTTCGATATTTTCTTCTCCATGTCCTTCTTCTTCATCACTTATTTCATAGTAACGACCAATAACGTGTCCCATATCTTCATATAGTGCACTCATTCTTTCTTGTAGAGACTGAGCTTCTGTTGCAATTTTGTTAAAAGATTTTGATAATGTAGTAAGTTCCTTCATATTACGATTTACAGTAACTTTATCAAACCAATCTTCTGTCTCACTTAATGTGTAGGTTTTTGCCTTTGTTGCAATAGTAGATAGAGAATTTGCAATTTCTTTTAAATTCTTTTCTGTTTGTAAAAGTTTACCCATTTGAGAAAAAGTTTTCATTGATTCTTTTATTTCTTTAGCAGAAACCTTTTCAGAGTTTGTTCCGTAAATATCTTCTACGATATCGGTTAAACCCTTACTTGGTGCACCACCAATTGCAGGTACACTAACAACTCCACCCACAAGTGAAAAATTTTCTTTGATTATATCTTTTAACTTTGCCATTTTTGTTCTCCTAATTCGGTAATAAATATAAACTACTTACGTTTTTTACCACCTAAATATTTTCTAAATCTTTTTTCTACTTTATTCCACAATACTTGTAACATCTCTCTAACACCCATACTTGTATCACGAACATTTCCTTGTTTAATACCACGAATCAAATCCATAGCATCATACTTACCATTTTTTACTCCACTTAGCATTATTGCAATTGCCCTTTGTGAAGATTTGTTAAAAATTTTACCCATTTCTTTAATATCATTTTCTACAAATTTTTGAGCTTCGGGATTTGAAAATGTCGTTCCATATGCAGAAAACTCTTCAATACCTTTTTTTTGAAATTCTTCAAATAATTTGGTTAAATCATCAGATTCTTCGTCTAATCTAAAGTCTTTCCAATTGTCCCACATATTTTTTGTATAATTCATCTAATACCTCACTTTACATAATCACTATCGTAAACAAAACCAAACCAACCACCAAATTTCATTTTTAAATCTCGTATAAGACCTTCCCACTCTTTAGAGGTATCATACAAAACGGAATCACTTACAGAAACTTTATGTTTTTTCTTCCATACTTTTAAAAACGTTTCTAAATCTTTAATTAATTTTTGAGAGGCCCGTTCCATCTTTTTTATATCTGACTTTGATAATGGTATTATTTCCTCATTTAAATCTTCTTCTTTTACAAATGCCTTTCCTTGACCAGTAAAAATTTTACCCATTTGGATTTTTTTTCCATTTGGTAGTTGTAATGATTCTTTGAGTATTTCGTTTAACTTAATCATTTTAATGCTTTAATTACTTCATCGGAATTACTTACCATTCCCTTAGCAAGTTTAAATAAATTTTTATCTGCTAAATCACGAACCTTTCTCAAAGCTGGTGGATAGTTCAGATTTAATTCTAACTTGTAAATATGTGTATAAACCTCTGACATAGATTTGTGGGGTAATCTGTCTGCAACTTCTATTCTTGCTACCGTTGAGTCATGTTTCTTTTTATTCATTGATGCAATCATTTGTAGATTACCTTTAAATTCTTTTTTCTCGTTTATTTGTTCTTTCGTAGAACAACAACTATTACCACATTCACAATTTTCTTTTATTAAACTTTTTAACTTAATCATTAAAATGCTCCGTTTATGTCTTTGAAGTTACTATACATCTTTTTAGCAGTTTTGAATAGTTCTTTATCCACACTATCACGATATTTTCTTAACTCTGATGGGAAGAATCTTTCAATATCTTGTATATTTTCTATAGCTTTGTAGATACCTATAAATTTTTTATTTTTCATTACTTGAGCTAAAGTAAGTCTAGCTTTGGTATGTTCATTTCTATCAGTTTGCAAACTCATAACAGTAATCCCATCTGCAGGAAATTCTCTTTTCTCTGTTAATATATGTTTTAACTTAATCATACTCTTGGTGTCCCCATTGCTTTCCACATTCTTAGAATTAAATTGATAAGTTGTTTTGTATTCATCTTATTCATTTTTTCTTTACTTGAGTCGTTTACCTTATTCCAAACTTGAGTCATCATATTTGCAGTAGTTCCATCTACAAGAGTACCACCAATCTTTTTAGCTTGTTTGTTTTTAGCTACATCAAGAACTTTTTTTATATTACCTCTTGGTTCTACGGCTTCATTTACGGATTCTTTTATATGTAAACCCTTATCAAACTTTAATTTTGAATTATTTTTAGTAATTCCAGTTGGGAAAGCACTATTTCTACCAAGTCTTATCAATTGTTTAACATCATTTTGAGTTTTTAAATAAAACCAACTTTGTCTACTTCCTTTACCTTTCATTACCTCAACTTCACCGTATCTTGGTTTCCTTCTTTTTTCAGGTTTATACTTTCCTTTTTGCATAGCTTTACTTATTTTTCTACCTGCTCCTTTTGGAAAGATTTCATTTACGGATTCTTTTTTTAAAAAAGTCTCAATAAATTTTCCTGCTAAATGTTTTTCTCTACCATATTTTTTATGTTCCCACTTTTTTTGTAAACTCATTGGTAATTCTTCTTCATTCATTCCATTATTCACAAATGATGCAACTCTTCTCGCATCAACTGGACGAACTTTTCTATATCTAAATTCTTCAAGTGTTTTTAACCACTTTGATACTTCTTTTACCGTACATCTTTTACCAAGATTTTCTTTCTTCAAACGGCTTTTCTCTGCTCTTCCACGATTTTTAGATTGTGATTCAAAACCTACAATCTTCCCACCTTTATGTGATGCGTCTTTACCATCACCATTACCATAAGTACCTTTTTGTCTATTATACTTATTTAATTCTGCCCTATACTTTTTCATCTTTGTAGATGATTGAAATTTTTTATATTCTGCCTTATAATCTCGTTTGGCGACCTCTTGTTTAATCATTTCACCGAGTTTTTTAACCACTTCCTTTGAAACACGTTCTGGTTTACCCTTATGTTTAGTTGAAGCGTACTTTTTTGTGGATTTTTTCGTCATAGAATCTGCAGCTTTCTTAACTTCGGGTGAGGCATCGCTTGGTTTCATTTCTCCTTTTTTAAGAGCATGAACCATTCCCATAAATTTTTGTTGTGCTTTAGAACGTGAGGGCAATTTACTCTCCTCGTATGATTTTGTTAATTATATCTTCTGCCTTACAATACGTACCACAAGTTCTACCTTGTGTTTGAGACTTATCAACATTTTCTTGTAGTGGATGCATAAAAGCTCCGTGTGTAGATGGATTACTTACAAAATCAAACGCTATAAGTTCAAAATCATCTCCAACTTTCATTACTTGTCCACCATTATCTTCATTTACGGTTTCTACTGAACCCATACCACGAGAAGAGATACCAAGTTTAATTCCATTCTTAAATAATTCTCTTAAAATGTTACCACTTGGTGTAGTTAAGATTTCAACTGTACCTAATAGGTTATCACCCTCAAAGTGCATTTCAGTTACATTATGTGATACATTTTGTAAATTCACAACTGATGAATCTGGATGGTCAAGTTCACCCATAGCACGGGATTGTTTGATGAATCCCTCATCATAATTCTTTGCTTCTCTTTGTAGAATCTCCATTGGATATACTCTTCCATTTTGATTCTTCGCATCTGCTCTTTGTAATACACCCTTAACAACTAACTTACCATTGTTTTCTTTCATGGCCTCGGTTATTTGTTGTGGTGATACTTCAAATGGAATATAATCGACTATAAGCTCTTTCATTATTTCATCCTTTTAGTTATTTTAATCATATCTCTCATGAAAGATGTTACATTCTTTGTATATGATCTTACTAATTCATCTTGTAACTTGTGATTTTTAGGATCTGCCTGTAATCTATCGGATAAATCATACATAGATTTACGATATTTACCTTCAATTTTTTCTAAATCACGTGTAATTTTTTTTGCTTTAGTTACGTCTTTAGCATCTTCATTTACTGATTCTTCTTTTTGAAATTTATCATCTAATCCATCTTTACCATCTAAGTAATTATATACACTTTGTAAATAATCTTGAGATTTTGTCAAATATGATTGTACCCATGATGGAAAATTAACTTCACCATCACCATCGGTGTCAACATTACCAATCATTTTGTAAATCATCCCAGCATATTCCATACTTCTTTCTAACTGAGCCTTTGCCATCTTTCCTTCGTGATCATCTGCCTCATCTATCTTTTCATATCCACTACCACTTGCAATAGAATCTCTTCTATCCAATGGTACACCCATCTTAGTACCCTTACCTGCAAATGCCCTCGGTGTATCGTATCCAGGTACATTAGCAGTGGTTGATGCTTCCTCTATTTCACGCTGGATGAGTTTTCGTAATAACTCTTTAAATGTTTTTTTACTTATTTTCGTGGACATTTTCTAATTCCTTCACTAATTCATAATATCTCATTAAAGATACAACGTGAGAATCTTTTACACGTTTCCCACTCGTAGCATTATCTGTATGAGCAATTGCTTCGGTCAGTTTAATTTTCGTTATTTTATCATCCACTCTATTTAAGTGTTGTGATAAAACTTTTCTAATTTTAATAACTTCAGCATCTATGAATTCTCTCAAAGAATTAGTGTTTGATAAATTGTTAATGTATTCTCTTAACAAATTTCTTTGTGATTCACTTAGATTACTATATTTTTTATTGAATTTATCAACTAATAGTTGATATGTCAAAAGTCTAATGTCTTCCTCTTGTGTTTCGTACGATTTGTAAGACTTTTCTGATAGATTTTTTGACTTGTTTGACGATTGATTTGTGATATTTTCCATTACAACTACTTTACTATCGGTCTCAATTACTGGCCCGTAACTTTCACGTGCAGATTCACCTTCAAATATATTATAAATTGATGCCAAGACTTTATAGTTTGGTAATTTAGTATTGAAAAAATCTTTTGTATCGTAACTACGTTTAATTTCTTTGATTAAATTATATTTTTCGTTTCTTAGTCTACGATTTGATAATTTTCTACGATTTTTAATGACAGCTTCAATCAATATCTCTGAGTGTTTAGCACTTTTATATTTCTTTTCTGTTAAAATCTTATAAAGTTCATTTTCCTTACCCAATTCTGTATTTGCATTGAAAAATTCTTTTAAAATTTTTATAGAAGAACTATCTTTTTCGTTGTTCAACACATCTACGGTGATTTGTCGAGTAAGTAATTCAAAAAGAATACCCGTATTCTTTATTTTGTTATGCTTTTTATTATAGGACATCAATCGCTCCATTAATCTGTATATTTTTCGTACATATATAAATATAAAAACTTCAAATAATTATACATTTATTATGTTAATCTTTTTTAACAAATTCATCATATTCATTTGATATTTCTTCTGATTCATTTGTTTCTTTAAGTATCTCTTTGACAGAATTAGACTTTAATCCTGATTGTTTCAAAGAATCATAGTGAGACAATGCTAGTTGTGGTTTAACCTTACCTAAAGGATCTCTACCTCTAGCACTTCCATCTTTGGAATAACTTGGTACTTCTTCAGGTCTTCCCATATTCTCTTGGTCGAATACAGAACCAACTGCATCTGGTGAATCAGGAGCCCCCTCGTCACCAGAAGTACCAATTGCTGCCAAATCACTTGGTGTACCAACTACATCCCCACTCTTAACAGGATCATTACCCTCTTGTTCAATCTGAGAATATCTAAACTTTTGTTTTTGGTCTTTTATAATTCCATCTTCAATATCTTTAACTTGGTCGTTTGTAAAATTAAAAACATTTTTATAAATCCAATCTGCAGACATTAAAGTATTATCTTTTACATCACGAGCTAAATTAACCTTATTACTCCACAATTCAATCTTCTCTTGTTCATAGATTGTAGATGGGTTAGTTAGATTTAATTCAAAATTGACCAACTCTTCATCAGTAAATCCTTGTGAATATAAATGAACAACTGCAATCTTTGTTAATTCACTTGTTATAATTCTCTGTATTCTTTCAATGGTACGAGCGAATCTAACATCTTCAGCTGCCAATGTTGCTTTACTACCAAGACTTTCTTCATATCCAAGAAATGCCTTTGGGACACGAAGTGCTGCCAACAATCTATTTTTCAAATACTCTAAGTCATCTGTAGTTTCATATTGCATTCCTGGTAATGACTCAACTGACGTTCCACTATCTCCACCTCGAACTGGCATAAAGAAATCTTCTGTTAAGTTCTGTATGTTGAACTTCAAGTTATAGTCACCTGTTTTATCATCAATGAATGGTGTCTTCTTCATCTTGTTGATGATTCTTTGCATGTAATTATCAACTTCGTTTGGTGGTATGTTTCCAATATCAACTTTAAACACTCTCTTTTCTGGTGCTCTCATTACACGATGTATTAACATAGCGTCTTCCATCAATGTAACTTGTTTCCAAACTTTTCTAGCTCCCTCTAACATTGATTTACCATAAGGTAAAAGATTACTGTCACTCGATAATCTAAAATGTGCAATTTGAAAGTTTTCAAACTCAACTTTACCTACACCAGATTGAGCCTTATGTAAATATGGATGTGTTGATTCCATCGTTTCTAAATAAAATTTAGTATAGTATGGATTTTCAGGATCTTCTCCCTCAGCTCGAATGACTTCGTATGGAGAAAGAGGTATGACGTTTGTAACTCCATACTTATCACTTATATCTAAATGTAAAAAGAAATCACCATACTTAGTTAAATTCCTTACCCAAGGCCAGAGATTGAATTCAATATTCATAATATCATAAAATAAATTATGTAATATTGATTTGATGTTATCATTATCACTTTGAATTTCCAAAACTTGTCCGTATGGATTTTTCATAGTAGATTCATCTGAATAAATGTCAAGAGCACTTGATATAATAGAATCAGAATCCATTGTTTCGTAATCCTTAAATAACCCAAGTCTTGCAGCCATAACTTGATGTACAGTAGAATATCCTGAACTTATTAAGTCCAATCCACTATGCATTTTTGAATATCTATCCACAAGGTGACTTCTCACACCATGTTGTAATTTATCTGTATCAGCAATTTTTAATTTTTTACCACCAACGTTTCTAACTATAACGTTAGTACTAAACAATCGACTTAACCGACCAAATAATGTTTTATCAGCCATTTTTTACCTCACTTATAAGAGCCACTCTAAGGACTCTCTTTCTTTGTTAACTTCCATATCCCAATAATCAGATTTATTTTCTTCAGGTTTATAAACACCATCAACATCCATCATCCTATCAAGAGTCTTTTTTGTTAATTCAATTCCCTCAGTTCGTAATCTTAATGCAGTATCACGAACCCAAAGTCCAATTGCAAAAGACATCACGAGGTCATCATTGTATCCCCTCATCGCTTCTGCTCTATTATTTAAATAAATGAATGTGAATAATTCGTCCACCAATCTATTTGAACGAACCACTACAGATTCATCTCTAAAATATTCTTCAAGTTTAGCAATAATTAATGGCCTGGTTTTCATCGTTGTACTGAATCCAGCCACCATACTTTTATCACTACTTCTATATCGATTTGTCATCTGATGAGCAATATCGACATATTGTAAATCTTTACTTGTATAAAATAGATTAGGATATTCCCTATCTATTACTTGTTGTATCGTTGCCCAACCAATATTATTGTTTTCTATAATTAGTAAGGCATCATTATATTCTGTTGAAATACTCACTAACATATTACCAAAATCTTTTGTAGGTATTCTACCTTTATATTCTGCAACTTGTTCTACATTCTCTACATCAATTACATGGAATGCAGAATAGTCTGCTGAGTCACCACGTCCAACATCAGCACATACCACATAATTTTTAGTATAGTTTGGTGGTTTCCAAATCCACAAGTTACTATCCACTCCTCGTTTTTCTACAGGATCCTTAACCGTTTTGGTTTTACATTCTTCTAAAATTTGTGCATCAATAACTGAAGTACCAGAAGTGATAAAGTCACAATCACATTCTTGTGCTGCACTCTGCATACCCAATAAGTTATCTTGTTCGTCTCTCCAAGTTTGGTCTCTTTCAGGATGAACCGTCCAATGAAGTTTGATAAAGTTAAATAATCCTCGTCCTTCTTCGGCCTCTACCCAAGTTTTGTGAAACCAATTACCAACACCATTTGGTGTAGAAAGTGCAATACAACTACCACCAGTCGTTAATGTTTGTTGAGCTGCAGTCCATATATCATCAATCTTATCAATAAATGCTGCCTCATCCAATATCAACAATGATAGAGCTTCTGAACGAGCTGCTTCTGGTCCTGATGATACTGCCTTAACTTGAGAACCATTAACATACCGAAGATTCAACTTATTATCCTCAACACATTTTTGTTTCAACCAACTCGGTAAGTTTGCATGCATCACACGAATTTTTGTTACTAAATTCTTTGCAACATCTTGTTTTGTGGCAATCACAAGAACATTTTTATCTTGATAGAATGTCATCATCCACAAACTATATCCAGCAGTAACAGTCGATATACCAAGTTGTCTTGCCTTTAATATTATATTAAAACGATTATCTTGAAATTCATTTACAGTAGATTCTTGGAAATCATATAGACTAAATGGTATTTTACCTTTAATTGGATGTTGAATCATACAATACTTTTTCATAAAATATGCAGGATCTTTTGCACACTTCACATATTCAGTTTTGATTACTTCTTTTAGTGGTGTTGGATTAGTAGACATTATTGTACTATCTCACCAGCAAGCTTTACAGAAGTCGCGGTCATAATCACTCCATAAGTGAAATATAACCATTTATTCTCATACCAACTCGGTTTCACAAGTTTTACCTTTTTTTCTAATATTTCTGAACGTTCTTTCAATACTTCAATCGAAAGGTCTTTATTCGTAATTATTAGTGAATCTGTTTGTGCATTTTGTTCCAACAATTTGATAATCGATTCCAAGTCTTTAATAGTTTTAGTGTTTAAACTATCTTTTACCTGTAAATCAGTAATCTGTTTGGTAAAACCCAAAATTTCAGATTCAGTAAAAGTATACGTCTTTTCTTGTGAAAAAACTATTCCCGTGAATAATAATATTTTAATTAAATTCTTCATATATACATATATATCAGTTTATTTGGAAAACTTCTTCAAAAAGTTTACTGCTTCATCTACATCATCAATTTCAACTGCCTTTTGAGCCTTTTTTATCTCTGCCTTTGTAGATTTAACTTCTTTTTTCAGTTTTTCAACTTGTTTTTTGTTTACTCGTTTTTTTGACTCAAGTTCTTTAACCTTTTTCTCGGTTTGTTTAACTTCTTTGTCCTTTTGTTTGATTGCGTTATCAAGTTTTTTGATTTCTTCTTTCTTCTTACCAGAAGCTTTTGCACCAAGTCCTAAAATGGCTAAAAGACCACCAATAATACCTAATAATACTTTCCACACCTTTTTCATTTAATTTTCTCCTAAAAATGAAAGCCCTGCTCCATGAACAAGTTCTTCAAGATTAACTGTTTTACTACCATTTTCATCAATTGATTCATATTTGTTTAAATTCATTAACTTATCTATGATTCTATGATAAACTTCTAAAATGTTTTCAATTTCCTCATCGTGTCCAATCTTACGATGATACTCTTCTGCAACTTCTCCAAGAGTTGCAGTCATATCCATTAATTCAAATATAATATCCTCAGGTAGTATTAGTTTTCTTTTATTCGATGATTTCATTTTCTAACTCCAACTCAAGTTTTTCAATATATTCTCTAGCCTCCGTGACAAGTTTATCAAAATTCTCTTGTCCCATTGACCATTCCTCTTTTTCCACACTTTTCTCATCAACTCCAACTTCATTAAAAAACGTAGTCTTACCTCCTGAAGCTTCGAACTCATCAATACTTTGTTTTAAATCTTTTAAATACGCTCTTTTATTTTCTAATATTTTTTTCTTTTCATATTCTTCCCACTTACCCTCAATACGAAGTTTATTTTCTATTTTAATTTGACAATCAAAACAATGTCCCATTATTCTCCAAAACTTATCATCAAGTCTTTTCTTCATTACCTTTTCACAAGATGGACAAAAGTAAGGCATCCTTACTTCTTTCATTATATCTGAGAGTCTATCTATTTTATCACCATGTTTTTGTGGTTCGTTTCCACTATCGTATCCGACCATTATTCGTTTTTCAGGTTCTCTGCCCGCTAAAAGGTCACCTAAAACTTTATTTTGTCGTTCTGCTTCTTTACTATAACTTGCCATAATTACTCCTATATTATATTATGGTTTATCTGTTGACCAAGTTGGATAATCTGTAATATCTCCAGATGCAGCGGTCAAAGTTCCGTGATTACCATTTCCTGATAAATCTTCTACACGTGTTCCACCACCTTCATTAAATCTCCAATATCCTACAAGACTACTTCCACCTGACTCTTTATGATTGTAATCAGTTTTATTATTATATACACTTGCAACCCAATCAGAATCTTTTGCTGTGTCATATATAGCCACTTCGTCAAGACCACAAGCCCATCCGTTGTCATATTGGTTGCCTGATGTTCTGCGCCCCCCAAAAATCATACCACCAGTATCACCGCCTGTGTTACTCCAATTGAAACTATCTGTCTGACGAAGTACTCCGTTTACATATACCTTACGGTCAGTACCAGAAGATGTATCTGAGCGGTCATCATACGTTACTGCAAAATGATACCAAGTACCATCTGTTTTTAGATTAAAGTAACTACCATCCTGAACTAACAATGATTCTTCTACTGGTGTATCCATGTTAACCCATGCTTTTATTCCTGTATTTGCTCCAATGCCGAAGAATGATTGACGTTTTCTATTAATACCAAATGTAAATCGTTGGTTATTGGCATGCTTTCTACCGAATGCAAACATAGTATTTCCTACTTCATCTGGTCTAACCCAATAAGAAACAGTAAATCCTAAATTAAGGTTATAAGTATCGGGGTTAAAATCAGTTGTTACATGATTATTTAGACTACCAGCACCAGCATTCCCACTAAATGTTAATGAGTAATTTACAGATTCTTGTTCTTTTTTTCCACCACCTCGTGATATTTTTCTATCTTCCCAATTTTTTCGTATATATTCAGTAGTGGCGTTGTAAACATCTTTAGCTATACTTTCATTTATTTCATATAGATATCTATTCTCTGGTATGGTTAACCAACCTTTCCAAGTTAATTTTTCATTACCTTGTTTTTTTCTTCCAACGGTTGTTAACAGAGATATTATCTTTGTATCTACAACCTTTACTTCACCAAGAATTGTTTTCATGTTACCTTTATATTTTGATGAAAATGTAACTTTATTTTCTAACCAACCCGATTTCTTTAATTCTTCTAAAATATTAGATTTCTCTTTTTCTAATATAGAAATTTGATTTTTTAATTCAAATATTTCTTCCTCTAAATTTTCAATAATACCATCTCTATCGTGAATGTGATCTTCTAATTTTTCAATAGGAGCAAATAATTCTTGAGAAAATGAAGTTGGATTTACATTTTCATTAATACTCGATGCATTGGATGATTTATCCATTGTACCTAATGCTAATTTTATTTCTTCTATAGAGGGCATCTATTTATTCCTATCCAAATTTCAAACTACCAAGTATCTGATTGATTGGTGCAAATGCTCCTGTAAACTTATAAGTCTTACCCTTATACTTAAACACCACTCCCTCACTTGGAACAATTGCATCTAATCCACCAATTGCTTCTAATTTTTCAATTTGTATTTTTAACTTTTTTAATTTATCAACCTTACCACCACTTTTCAAATCCCTTAATGCCTGAATGACTTCTTTTCTCATTTTTTGTACCGTTTTATTTGGTGAGGCTGCCATATACCCACTTATATTTTTCAATATTTCAGCACCAACTGAAAAGAATAAAACTTCAAATGGTTTTATATTATCTTTAAAAATCTTTTGAACATCATTCTTATCTGTAGATAATATCCAATCTAAAAATTTTGGACTATCTTTATAATCTTTTTTAATATCCGCTATCTTATATGACTTATCAAAATATGCCCAACGATTAACCAAACTAACAAATTGATTTGGTTTCAAACTAACTTTAAATTGTTTAGATGCATTAAATACATACTCTCTCCAATATGCCTGATGATATTCACCCAACTTATCTGTATCTTTTAATGAATATGTAGATTGTAATTTATTTATTTGTTGTAAAAATTTACCTTTTAATTTACCAAAGTTTTGAGATTTGGGAACTTGTAAAAAGTTTGGTTTTCCAATCCTAAACATTTTTTGAACGCTTTGGTTTACTTGTTTTATCATACCAGCTAACATACGAGCACTATCTTTAGGTTGACCTACTGCCCTTCCACTATCATCATATTCTATCGTGCCGTGAAACACTATTTCTGCCACATCATAATCTACTACATTTGCTGTTGCTGGATACATAACCTCTAAATTCATCCACTTGGTTCCATTACCAAATACTTTTTCTTTTTGTTTATCTGATAATTTACCAATTGCCTTTTCTAAATCTTTCATCGCACCTACAAAGGCCTTTTGTATATCACCTCTACCACTAAACATACTCTTTACTCCACTTGTGGTTGGAGCTGTTTTACCACGATTTTTGAGATGACCTTTGTTTCTAGCTGCCTTTAATTTACCATCAACCCAACTTACCATTAGATTTTGTCCATCGAGTTTCTCTGTAACCCCATCTTCTCTGTCTAACTTTCCACCTATACCATTAATAATTATCTGTTTCAAATCTGAAAACGTCAGATTATTATCATCAAATGGATGTGACATATGTCCATAAGCACCACCCTCAATCAGTAACCCCACATCTCTTTGAAAATTCTCTTGTATCTTTTTAAGTTTATCTGGAGTTGCTGGTTTATTTGTATTACCACTACCTGCAGTTGCAGTTCCCATATCGTGTGTATCAGAATCTTTAATTTTCTTTGCCTTTATTTCCTTTTCACCAAAGAATTTTACGATTTCCCAACCAAGTTTATCAATCATTTGATTCATATGTTGTTTATATTTAGGAAATGGATTATCCACACTATCTGTATTCTTTGTGTTTTGATTTATAGTTCTACCATATGTTACGGTTGATATTCTATCTACGGTTGAGGTTGAATAATCAAGACCAGGATCTGTTGCATTCTCAAAATCAATAATATCATCTATTACGTCCCAACCTAAAATTTGTGCATGTTTTGGTGATACTCTTTTGTAATCAGCGAATGAATTAAAGAAATCATACAATCCCTCATCATCTAAATCACCTGCAGTTATCGTAGCCCCTAAAGCACTAACTTCTTTGATTATTTCTTTTACAGAATCTTGTTGATAAAATTCGTATAATTTTTTAAATTTATTTGTCATCATATTATAGATACCCTTATCAAAGTATCCAAATGCCTGCTTGAATAATTTTTCTCTACCCTTTTCATTTTCTGGTGAACCGAGTAAATCTCTCATTACAGTTCCACTTACTTCTTTACCACCGACTTTGATTGATACGTGAGGTGCTGTGAGAATATAACCATGTTCACCATATCCTAAAATGTTACCTCTGTTCTTGTCATAATCTTTAAAATACTTTCCACCTGATAATCTACCAGCGTCTTTTTTACCAAAAATATAAATAACAGCAGTTGTTTTCTCATCATACTTTTTTAATACGTTTTTAGCGATATATGGTGATTTTTCTTTCACAATTCGATTTTTAGGAATACCCATCTTGACCATATGACGAACTTTTTCATTGAAGTTCATTGGGTGTCTTGGTGGTTTCTTGATATCAGATGTTGTGATATATGCATCATCAACTCTTGATTTTAACCAATCATATGTTTTTTTGTGATGTGGGCCAAATGGTTGAAATCTACCACCATAAATACCAACTACTTTTTTGATTTTTGTTCTGTCTTCTTTTACTGGTTCGTAACCTTTTTTCCTTTTATCTTTTTCTTTTTGAGTTCCACCGATTTCTCTGTCATCATCATCCCAATCATAAGTGTCTGGTTCAGAAAGACTACCCATAGGAGCACTCATAGAATAACCATGATGTACAGAAAAATCCTTTCCAGCATCTGTTTCTGGTTTATTTTTTAATTTTTTAAATTTATCAGTTGTTTTAGTTGGTAGTCCCTCACGAACTTTACTTGTATCGGTTTTGAGAAAAGGGCCTCTTCTAAGTGTTTGGAATCTCACAGGTACTTCTTGACCAAATAATTTTTTTGGTGCTAAGATTCTAAGTGTAACTAATTTTTTAGGATTATCTACTTTTACTAATTCAAAATCTATCTCTTTATATTTCTTACCTTTATGTGTAAGATTTTTACCAGTGATAAACTTTTCTACTTTATTACCTCTGACTGCAAATCGTTCTTCAATCTTTTCATATCCACTACCATAAGGAACTGAAGTATTTCCCTTTTTCTTCATTTTTTTAACCATCTTACGACTTGGTGATGGAATTACACCTGCTGGTGCACCAAACTCTTCATTTTTCTTTCTACCTTGACAATGTGCTCGTTGACTGAATCCTTTAGGGTTGTTACAATTAATACTTTTTTTGTATTTTGCACTCCACTTTTCATTAATTTTTTCTATCTCGTAGAGTTCTTGACAACCACAATCAAATTCATTTACCAAATAATTAACATCTTCTCGTATAGACTTATTTAATTTATTGTGTAGTCTTTTCATTTTCTTTCTTTGAGCTAAACTTGTTGGTATCCAATCTGGCCCAAAGGTATAAACATTACTACCTACAACTTTTTTAGTTGAACCTAACCCTACTTCATTCTTTGCTTTGGTTTTCTTTTTCATTTGGTTGATGAATTTTCTATAAACAGCTGCAGCGGATTTTTTACCCATTTCTTTTGCTCGTTGTTCCATAGCAACCGCCGCCTGTATTTTATGAGCGTGTTTCTTACCACTACCTTTTATTTTAGATACAGAGGCCTGTGCATCCTTTACGGTTGCAAACTTTAATCCTTTGATTGTACCCTTTGGATTCTCATCGGTGTATAAATCTGAATGAGATGAAGAACCTCTATGTTGTCCTTTTTTACGAGGTATTCTAGCAGCCTCTGTAGTTTGGGAACTAACCACTCTGAATTTTAAGGCAGGACGATTGTTGATTAACAAATCACCCTTTTCATTAAAATTAATTGATTTTATTTTGACTCGTTTATTTTTGAATCTACCCATCAAAACGGTATCACCCACTTTAATTGGTAATTCAACTCCCTCATCAATTAAATCTTTAATTAACCATTCTGTTAATTTATTCATTCGTTTAGAATACCACGTGAACTACACCGCTACCACTTACTCTTCGTACACCTATTTCATATAGTGTTTTTGCGGTCAAATTTGAAGCTGAAACTGAATCACCCTCCGTAGGTGTAATTACAGAATTACCAGCAGATTGTATGATAAATCCACTTGAACCCATAAATGAACTTGTTGCATAAAAATCTTCTGCCGTAGTTGTTTTTATTTTAGTGAATTTAGCATCATTACTTACTGTAGCTCGTGTTCTTCCAACGAATGAACCGTCTGTTGCTGTTGCCATTATTTTCTCCTATTTTATTAAACTGATAAAGCTCTACGATACCACCCAAACAAAAATCTTTCTTGTTCAGGTTTCTTGTTCACTAAATCATAATAATGTTTCATTCTATAACAACGAACTCTTTCCAATGATGGTTTGTAAGTTTCTACTGCTGCTCTTGTACCTGGCCCGAATCCACCATCAACTGCTAAATCAGCACCTTTTGCGTTACATGCTCGTTGTAAAATTTTTACTGCTGTACCTCTACCTTGATTCACACACATATCAAAAAAGATGTGTTTTAAATCTTCAGATAAATCATCCACTTTATTTCTATCCCAATAATCTTTTTTATAAATTTCTTTTGCACCCTCTTTTGTGAGATTCTTGATATCTACATCAGGATAGAATCTTTTAGCTATACCAAAATTAGTTTCACCACCTAAATCTTTTGGATCGTGAACATATCCACCTTCGTGGTGTAGAGTAACTTCTATTATTTCATCAAATGTTGTAAGCATTTTATTTTCTCCTATTAAGACGTTTTTGTTTTGTAACCCACATTTTTCCAAGTTTGTTCTTGATGGGTTTTGCCACAAATTTTCTAATAACTTTAGTAACCAATGGAACAAATTTTGCCTCCGCTTCTTCTTCGGATAAATGTTTTGAATTATCAACTATCACGAAATTATTATTAAATAATGCTTGGAAACTTCCAAGATTCTTCTGAACATCTTTCCAACTCTTTTCTAATAAGTTTGGTGGTAATATTCTATCTCTTTCTTGATTTCTTTTTTGTGCCACCTCTAATGATGTATTTACAAATACCATGTAAGTGTCGTATCCATCATCTTCTAACATTTTTTTCATGGTTTGTATCTTACGAAAGTCATGGCCTGTACCATCTATAATCATTCCCAACTTACCTTGTTGATATAGTTTCATTCTTTGTTTAGTAAGTTCTTTTGAAAACTTTCTTAATCCACTCTTACCAGGTGTAGTCAAATCATCAAATACCTCATCTGGCATCTTATCTAAATCTGTACCGAATCCGTATTTTCTTAACAAATATTTTAACTCTTTATCTGAGTTAACCATCTTCATACCACTCATACTGATATTAAATCTATCAGGTATTCCAAAGATTTGTTTCACTACATAGGTTTTTCCACTACCAGGCCCACCTGCAAGAAATACGGCCTTGAATATACCAGGATCATTAACACCCTCTGCTAATATTAGTTTTAGTTTTTTTGCTAAATCTTTTTTATAAGCGTCAAAATCTTCGGGTTTTATAAATCCTTTATACCCACCAAGTGATTCAGATGAGGATGTTGTACCAGTTTTACTGGCTTCAAGTAAATCTTTTAGTTTAATCATAATACTTTCCGAGTAGATTGTTACAATTATAAATATATAATAATAAAATTTACCAAGATTTTAAACGTAATCTTCTTCTACCTTCTATACCTTTTTTCCAACAAAAACCATGATTTCTCCATAATTTATTACGATAATATGGTATTTTCTCTCTACCAAGTAAATGATATGCCTGAACTCTATGGTAACCATCCATAATTTGATTTTTATTGTTTATATATACAGGTATTTCAATACCTTGAGTAATAATTGATTGAAAATACAATACTAATGATTTATTTGTATTCTCACCCACACACTCACAAACTGGTCCTTCATCTTCTGTTCTTGGTGTATTTAGTTCCTCTAAACTCTTAATAAAAGTAAATGGGTTTCCGACAAAATCTACCAAATCTTCTTTTTTAATTAAATCATAGTCTTGTGGAAATAATTTTAGAAAAAATTCAATTTCGTTTAAGTCGTTCATACTCGTCTGGTCTTCTAATTTTATTGATGACATTTTGATATACTTCTCTTCTACCTAAATCCAAACCAACATATTTTAAATAGTGTGGAATTATTGAGTGTCCAATTGGTAACATATTGTGATTACCACTTAAATACTGATGTTTGTAGAGTGATGAAAATATATCCATTGTGGCCGATGTTCCATATGCTGCAAGATCATTCATCCCTATTCCAAAAAATTCCTCTTGGTAATTTACTGGTCCAGAATATAAAACTAATTCATCAAGTTTTTTTGATTGGAGTTGTCTGATTAAATTTTTACTATAATAAACATCGGGCCTTGTCATTAATACACAATCGTATTTAAAATTATTATCTAATTCATATTGTGTTTTTAATAAATTACTTCTGTAAACTAAATAATAATATTTTGGCATATTAAATTCAAATTTATTCTCTACCTCTTTTGATAAAAATTCATATCCTTTTGGACTCAAAGTTTTTAATATATCATCATTTATATCTGTATTTCCGTGAAACTTGTATGGATAATTGTCTTCTTTACGATTAGTAGTGTCCCAAGTAGATACAAAAAAATCAACATCCCAAGATTTGTAAATGGGATTCATAACTTCCCAATATCTCATTTCACCTGCCAAACAAACCGCCACTTTACTCATAATTAAATCCTAATCTTTTTATATAATTTACAAATGGTAAATATTTTTTTTCTTTTTGTGTAATCAAATATTGTCCTTGTAATTCATACCAAAGTTCCCAATATTTTTTTGCAAAAGTATCATATCCACTTTTGTAATATTGTGAGATGGCAGTAAATTCAACTGAATTACAATACCAATAATTAGGTGTAAATATAGTAAGTGTTTGAAATGTCAAATTGTTATTGATAATTTTCTTAGTTTTTTGTGCATCATAACTTGAGACAATTGTACTCATATCTTTATCTTTATTACCACCCGTATCTTTTATACCTTGAACATCATTCCATTGTTCATCATCATTTCTAACTTTGATTATTTTTTTCTTGAATACTTTAATAGTTTTCGATGGAATTTTTTGAAAGGTAGTCGGTAATTGTAAATCATAATCATCAATACTAAAGTAACAAACATCAAACAATTCATTGTTTTTTAATTCAAGTTTATTTTTTTCGTGATTTAAAACCTCTAATGATTTACCAGATAATTTTGTAAGTTTGTTGTTTTTAATTAGGTTTAGTCTTCCCAACTGACTTCCCAATCTTTAAAATCTGCTGCAATACAATCTATTTTGTAGTCTTTTCTACCACCAACCACTTCCATAATTTTATTGATAGCAGTATTTCTAATTCCATTTAATCCATGAGTTAACATAAGATTATCACTACCCTTTTCACCTTTACGAACTTGTGATTCATTATACCAAATGTGTGCGTTCATTTGTGCAAGAACAATGACTGCTCTGATAAATTCACCATCTATCTTTCCATCGTTTTCTTTGATAATTAAATCAATATCATGAACCATATCACCCATCTCTTTAGCATAATTCTTCTTGTTCTCTGGTATGAAAACTTCTTTTAACTGATGTATACTAAGTCTATCTATTAGTTCACCTAATGTTGGTAACCATTTTCGTTTCATAATATCTCCTATTTATAAATAAACGGATCTCGTTTTCTAAGTTCTTTTAATTTCTTTTTATACCGATAATTTAATTTTATTTTTAAATAAAAATTTTTAATCCATTTAATCATGATATTTTCTCCTTGTAGTATTTAAATATAACACATCAACCCAATCAGTTCTACCATTCATTGGATTTTTAGCTATATGAGTAATATCATATAGTTGAAACCCATTTGGTATTAAAAATTTTTCAATCTCACTAAAGGATAAACTACGTTCGTATAAATCATATAACATAAGTTCGGTAACCACCACCTCAACGTCTGATAATCTATTTCCAAATCCTTCAAGTATTTCTGGTTCAAATCCTTGACAATCTATTTTAACTAAATTTACCATTTCAATATTATTATCATTCATATAATTATCAAGTCTGATAACCTGTACATTTCTTTCGTGATTGACACCACCCTGTTTCAATTTATTTATATCAATGGAATCACCACTTTTAGTATTTATTTTATTGAATCCAGCCAAACCAGTGCTTATATCGTGTGTATAAAATCTTTTACTATTGTCAGAAACATTACCTACCGCAACCTTATTTAAAATAACACTATCATCATTGCAATGTTTCAAATTTTTATTAAATTCATTCCAACATTCTTGTTGTGGTTCAAAACTATGAATTACTGAATTAGACCAAATATTTTTAAAATCAACTGTACTTTTACCGTTATTTGCACCTAAATCAAATATTGTTGGATTATCAATATCAATTAAATATCGTAACGTCTTTTTTCTATCAAACTTTTTTAAATATTTTTCGGTTCTTAATAAATTTGTATCTTCATCAGAAAAGTGTAATTTATTCATATTTTTTCAACTCACTATACAACCCTTGAGCCAATATTTCATTACCAAGTTCTGTTAAATGTCTATCATCATGAACTAATCCAGCTTCATGTAAATTAAATCCCTCTTTTTTTGCTGATAAATAAAGAGATTCATCTGTACTGATTGAAAATAACCAATTAATCTTTTTTATAACCTCTTTAATATTAGGTGGAGTTTGTAATTCTGTATGAAATGAATGTTCTGGTGTAAAAAACTCATACCATTTATTTGAATTACTAATTAATTTCTCATAATAATATTCAACGGATATTTCTGGAGCCCCATATCCAGCAAGAGTCACACAAATGAAAACTTTTGCACCCTTTAATTCTAAATAGTCTTGTAAATAATACAAGTCCATTATAGATATATACTCAAAATATTCTTCATGATAATAGTTTTCAAAATAACTTTTCTTTAAATTAGCGTTTGGATGTATATCTTCAATCCCATTTGTTAAATGTCCATCTAATACATAATTACTCTGTCTTTGTATAGTTTCATGGTCACTTGTATCATTAAAAAAGTCACCTGTATATTCTTTTTTAGGATTTAAATGTAAAACTTCTTTTCTTGTCGCGGGTGCCGGCATAATTACAATTAAATGATTTGATAAATCTTTAACTTTATATGCATAACTTCTTAGACTTCTGATATTTGGCTCTAATCCTCTACCACCAAGTCCAAAGTTTAGAACTCTGTCATACTTTAAATATTTATTTAACTTACCAACCCAAGACAGATTAGTTATAAACTTTTCATCAACCTTATCTGTTTTATATTTTTCCTTTAATTGTGATGAGGCCAATTCATACATACCATTTTCATCTGGAGTTTCTGGCCCAACTATAAACGCACTTCCTTGTGTATGTGAGCAACCAACCCCAATTAACGTTTTTTGCTTATTCATATTCTCTCAAGAAACTCATCCTTTATTTTAATAATATTTGAGGATTTTAATCCATGATAATCCCAATTATCTTGTCTACCACCATAACGATAAATGTATGCCTGTTTTAATCCTATTCGTCTTACTCTTGTATTTAAATCGTTATCTGAAATAATCTCTAAAACATAACTTCCTAAACCACCAGGCAAAAAGTGTTCTTCAAGTGTAATTACTTTTTTATCCTGTATAATTTCTGAAAGGGAACTTTCGTGACAAGGAATGGTATGTAAATCAATTATACCTAATTTTCCATCATAATGTTGTATTGCCACATCAGTCATTATGCCCGTTGAAATAAAATAACCATCTGTACCTTCTTCTAAAACATTATAACCAAATGAAAGATCGTCATCATCTTTATAAATATCTGGTCTTATATGTCTATCCAATCTAACATAATTTGGTGTATTCATATTTACAGATTCTTCTGCTATCATTTTTGCCATTACATTATCTGTAATACTATTAATTGTCATATGTGGTAAAACTCTCATAATAGAAATATCCTCTAACATATGATGTGTTGGGCCTGAATCATCATAACTATATCCACTACCAACTCCAACTATCGTGATTGGTAATTTCATCACACCTTGAGAAACTCTTATTTGTTCATAACATCTCATTATCATAAATGTTGAAATTGCATAAACAAAAACTTTTTTACCTTCTTTGGCCAATCCAGATGCAAGTAGAACGGCTTGTTGTTCTGCAATTCCTACATTAAAAAATCTATGAGGAAAATCTCGTCTTACCTTATCAAATATTGGTGCTCCTTGATCTGCTACAACTATAACAATATCACTATCGTCTTTCATCATTTCATACACTTTTGTAAAAAATGCATCTCTTTGACTATATTTTTGATTTAAAATAGTACTTTTGGTATTTTTACCCATTTTGAACACTCCTTTGTAAATCTTTTCTTGATGCGTTCACATCTTCATCTTTAATTGGTGTTCCACCATGCCATAATGGTTTATATGATAAATAATCAATACCTTTTCCTTTTACAGTATCTGCTATAATCACTAAAGGTTTATCACTTCTTCTAGCCCTTACATACTTGAATACACGTTGTAATTCTTTCAAATTGTGTCCATCAACTCGTTTAACTTCCCAACCAAATGATTTCCATTTATCTTCAATTGGTTCCAACTTAACAATATTTTCTGTAAAGTCAAGAGTACATTGTGAGTTCCTATCTACAATAGCAACTAAATTATTTAATCTATGATGTGATGCAAACATTGCAGTTTCCCATACAGAACCCTCATATAGTTCCCCATCACCCAACAAACAATAAGTCAAATACAATTCTGTATTAAGTTTTGCACTTAACGCAATACCAGAGGCCAATCCAAATCCGTGTCCAAGTGAACCTGCAGATATTTCTGCACCTGGTACATCACTTTGTAAATGAACTCCAAATATTCCATCTTGTTGTGCAAACTTATCCATTTCTTTTTTATCAAAATAACCTCTGTCTGCTAAAATAGTATAAAAAATAGGACTTGCCTGAGCCTTACTCAATATAAATCTGTCCCTTTTATTCCATTGTGGATTTTTAGGATTATGATTAACATATCCACCATAAAACAATAAGGTCATTATATCTGCACAAGAAAGACACGAAGTAACGTGACCATCACCTGCCTTAATACACATTTCAAACATATCTTCTATGATTTGATTTCGTTTTTTCTTTAGAAATTTCTTATTCATAACAATTCCTTTATAAATTTTTCTTTTGTTAAATTTGGTTGTATTGTTAATCTGCACCAATTTTTTCTATCATCGTGTGGAAGTTTACAATACTTAACCAAAACTTTATGTTTATCAAATATTTGTTTAGTTTTTAAATTATCATCTTTTGTATTAAAATGTATCCAATTACAATTAGAATCTATGACATCATAACCATTTAACATTGAAACTAATTTTTTCTTTTCTTTCTTTACACTCTCTATATAAATATCAACCAAATTGTGGTTATTCAATAAAAATTCACAATACTTCATAGACACTCCTGTAATCTCATACATATGCCTAAATTTACTTATCAACTCAATATTATTTTCATGTGAAATCACACAACCAACTCTACATCCTGCTGCTCCAAATCCTTTTGAGAAAGTTCTTGTAACAATTAAATTAGGATATTCGTGAATGTATTTTAACACACTATCTTTATCGGTAAATTCTATGTATGCCTCATCAATTAATACAGGTACATCTTGTTCTAATAATATTCGTATTTCATCGAAAGATTTATACTCTCCCATTGGACTATTTGGATTTGCCAAAATAACTAAATCTGTATCGTGTGTAATATTGGACAATATCTTTTCCATAGATATCGTGTAATCCTTTTCGTGTGGTATTCCAAAGTATTCACATTGATACAATTCACTATACACTTTGTACATTGGAAATGATGGATTTGAAGTTACAACTCTACCACCATCTGTAAACGTTTCAAAAACAGACTTTATTCCTATATCAGAACCAGCACTTAAAAAAATCTGATTAGTTTGTACACCATACCACATTCCCAGTTTAAATTTAAATTCTTCAGTATTTGGATAATAAAAAAAATCTTCTTGAGTAATAGTCTGTAAAAACTTTGCAAAATCGGGTATCGGTTGTGTTCTTTCACTTTGATTCAATACAAAATCATACTTAGATTTATCATCTGTATCAAATTTTCTTTTTATATTTTTTAAATAGTGCTTCATCACACTCCTACGTAATCCAATATTGGAACTAATTCTTTATATGAACAATTTTTACAATGTAATGTAGGATTGTTTGTGTTACAACCTTTCTTAACATTCTGATAATCTTCCATAAGTCTTATTTCATCAATAGAGTTTTCAAATAAATTACCAAATGGTTTAGCACCTGTATTCATACAACACATTTTTACATCACCCTCTACGGTAGTATAAATACCATTATTTACCCAAAAACAATCTTTAAAGTCCCATTTGGATTTACCCATAATGTTATCACTCCAATTAATTTTCAAATAATCTAATTGTTCTGTCGTATAACCTGATGTTGCTAAATCATCGCTCATCTTTATATCTTCATCCCAAATCTGAGCAATGTTTAATCTTAACATTCCTAAATTATTTTCTTTTCTGAGGTTATCTACCTTTTCTATATCATCAACATTATAAGCATTTACAACATAATTTACAACACAATCACAATCATAACGATTTATTGTTTCAAAATCTTTTAAAAACTTAATTAGTTTTTTCCATTTTGCTGGTGCTCTGTCTCTCTCATAACTTTCACCCCAACCATCAATACTGAAATACAACACATCAATATACTTCAAACATTCTTGAAACTTCCTTCTAAACTCTAACCCCTCTTTAATATTATATTGACAATTTGTTGCAACAATTAATTTACAATTTGGAAATACTTCTTTAAATATTCTACACACTTCATCGAATTGTGGATGTAACATTGGTTCTCCCATCCCCATAAGTTTTGCTTCTTCTATTGGATGATGTTTTATACCATCAAGTAACTTACCCCAATCTTCTAAACTCATGTGTTTAAGTGGGCCGATTACATCCATTCGGTTGCAAAAACTACAATCTAAATTACAATAGTTAGTGGTTTCTAAATATGCGTATGTTATTGGTTTAAACATTGTAGTAGTTTTTTACTCCATAGTTTATGTGCTTTTTGATTGGGGTGCCAATTATCTTTATCACAAGCTAATTTGTTATCTATTATAAATGATTCAAATTGTTCATTGTAATAATGAATATTACATTCTTGAAAAGTACCAATGTTTTTTACACTTGGCGCATACAAAGCCGGAAACATCAAATAATCAATATTCATACTTTTAAAAAAAGAACTCAATCCTATTATCAACAGTTTGGATTGATCTTGCCGATGATCTCCTATAGTATCAAAAAAATCAAATTGAAATTTTTCAATTTCTTTTTTCTTCCACCCTAATTCTTTTAAGTGTGGATGTTCGGTTAAGTGACCCCAATTAAACTTTGTAAGTAACCCATATCTATTTGTCCACATTTCAAATCTAAGATGAGAGGTTAACCCAACAATAAATAAAGCATCTTTTCTGTTCTCAATGTTATCTAAACACCATTGTATTGATTTTCTATAAATCCCATAATTTGAAAACCCATTTTCTGCAAGATTAATATGTTCTACATTATAATGTTTTGCAATAAAATCACCATAGGTTAATTTAACTCCACTATATTCTTCCATTTCATTTGAAAAACTACAACCAATGCTAACAACTTTACTATACATTAAGATATTCCTCTAAATATTCTGGTGTTCCTAATTCATATATTTCATCAACCATACCGATACCTATTTTCTTTCCATCTTTGATTGCCCAATTGTAAACTGGTGCCACATAAAACTCTCCGTTAGTTCTACTATTCTGTTCAATCATTTGTTCTGCATATTTTACGAAATCACTACCTTTACTCCAATAGTAATATCCTGCTGTTGCGTTGTTTGAAATGACTTTCTTTTCTGCAACTTCTTCTACATAGCCATCTTGACCACATCTAGCGTAACTCCAATCTGTACTATCCCCATAAAAACAAGGAATAAATCCATCACAATGTTTTGCCAATCCCCACATTTTTTCTGAATTATAGTCTATCATTTGGTCGGTGTTTAAACTTAACATTGGTGTATCGTTATTGATTAAGTCTTTTGCTGTCAGTATTGTTTGTGCTGCTCCCTCAGTAACATCATCTAATATCACAACATCATATGCACTATGACCAATGACGTTTTCAAATTCTGTAAAATCATACTTATCAAAATCTTCTTGTAAACAAATCAAAACAAACAAATAATCTGTATTAAACTCTATACCTAAGTTCTCAATCACTCTATGTACCATTGGTTTTCCATTCACATCAATAAATGGTTTTTTGTCTATATATCCTTGTTCTTCAAATCGTGAACCACGACCTGCCATTGGAATCACTATATTAAATTGTTGTCTTGTCTTTTTCATTATAACTTTATAAACTTATCACTTTTTCTAATCATCTCTATTACGGATGTTTCTAAATCAAAAAATGATTCTAATAAACTTTCAATTGCTTGAAAGTCTTTTTTGCTATGAAATTGTTTTGGATTATTAGGATATTTTTGGAACTTTCCATAAAATATATTAAAGATTTCATCGTCATTTGCATTCAAACGAACATCCCCTTCAACTTCATCAAATCTTCTGCTACTTATTTGTTTGATATAATCCGAATACATTATCTTTTCATTACTTTCACTTGAAACATTAGTTTTATAAATCTCTTTCACTACAGACCAATTTTTATCCCTTTTACTCATCCACTCAATGAGAGAAGGTTTAGATAAATCTTTTACATTTATAAAATAAACATTTTCCAATTCATATAATTTAACTAAATTAAAAGTAAAATTAGATGTCCACCTACTTAAACGTGCATGCCGGCTGATGTGTTTTAAATCAAAGCTTTCAAAATATTTATGTATCACCTTATCTGGTGATTCATAGTGCATTTGTTCATATATATTAGAATCTAACTTCAAAGATTCTAAATCTTGTAAATTTCCAGACACCCACTTTTCATAAGGAGACCTAAGTGGGATGATAAATGTAAAATCAGTATTTAGAATATTTTGTGTAACCACTTCAAATGTTTCAGGATGGTTGTCTATAATAGTATTTAATGAACAACTTCCTTGTTTCATTGCATAGACTATTCCTATATTAGAATCCTTACTTCTAAGAACTTTTGTAGATATATTAAAATCTAACTTTTCGTATTTATTATTCTTACTCATTGATAATTCCATAAAATTTAGTTAACATCCTGTTAATACTCTCACATTTGTATAAAAGATTTTGATTATGTTCTAATACATCTCTATTTTCAATTATTAAATTTATTAAAGTTTCCGTTGGTGTTTTCATTATCTTATGAATTTGCTGAATATTCATATTCCATTTTTTTAGCATATGAGTTTCTGCATCATAACTCTCATCAACTAACCAATCATACGATTTATAACCATATTCTTTAAATCTCTGAATAGTTTTTGGTTCACCAAACCATACAAGAGGATGAAAATGTAAAACAGGATTAAATGTAGACATATTTATAAAAGTTTTGGTTATTTGATCTGATGCTGATGTAGAAACCCAAGAGAAAAATGTTTTCTTATATACATCAAATGGAATAGCCTCATTTGGTGGATGTGCTCCCTCTCTTACACCATACTTTCTTTCATACTCACTTGCAATAAAAGGTACTTGTTTCTGAATATTTTCTATAATTTCATCATCTTTAAGTCCTTCAATTTCCAATATATCAGAACCATTTGTAATCTCATTATTATTAATTCTGGCCTGACTTTTAATCCATTCAGTTTTACCTCTATAAAATTCATTTATATAATCACTTTGAAAAAAAGTATGGTCTATTAACGAATCATCAATATAATTATTTTGTGCCAAAAAATACAACATACAATCTCTGTATGGATGTGTTGTTCTACTTATACGTAATAATTTTTTGTCAGCCTTTTTTATATTTTCAATATATTCATCAAAAGTATAATCTTGAAATCCACCACGAGGTATGTGTTTAAATGCCTGAAATTCTGTAGCATTATCATAAATTACATTTACAAATTTATTTTTAAAAGAATAATTTTCTAAATATGAATATCCATTTAAATTACTACTTAAAATTATTAAAGAATTACTTGGTAAGTCATATTCTGTTAAAACCGTTTCAAACATCTCATAATGAGAATTAAATTTATCGTGTTCGAAAAGTCTTTTTGAAAAATCATCAGCTTCATATCCATAGTACAAAAATATAAAAAAAGTACCATTTCTCATTTTTTCTAAAATGTTTTTATCTTGAAATAAATCATCAAAAAACTTTTCTTTTATACTCTCTAATGGACGAGGACTCTCTGTACATGCATGCATCTCCATTTCAAGGATGACCTTTTTATCACTCTTCATTGCATCTTCAAATGGAACTTGTATGACTTCTTTATAATTCCTCAAAAATTTAATAAACTCTAAATCATGAAAATAATTTCTCCTACTCCGTACACCTTGTATTTTATAAAATTGAGAATTTAACAATTGTGAAGAAAAGAAATTACCTCTATGACAAACGTGTGCAGGATCACCTGATAATTTACCACCATCATGTCGTTCTCCACCCTCGTTAGAAAAATCTCTTGTGTAGGTTGTAAAACAACACTCATCAATTATTTTTTTTGTCATATCAATATAATTCATAAAAATCTCCTTACGTATTTTAAAACTTCACGTGAACTCGGCATTCCCTTTTCAATATCTTCAGAATATACAATTTCTTTTTTTCCCGTATAAATAGGGTTATCCCAAGTATTTTTTGAAATATCTAAAAGTGAAATAGTATCACATGCCCCTATTTCTTTTGTACCTACTTCATTCATATTATTTACAATCCATTCTGTAGCCACATCAATATCTATATAATTATATTCACTATTAATATCTACATATATTTTATTATGATTAATTAAATCAAATAAAGCACTTTTATCTAATCCATCACCATATAAAGCACCCAACCTCACTATCAAAGTATTATCTTTATTTTCAACTAAAACTTCAGAAGCTCTTTTATGTACACCATATGGAATATCCAATTGAATTTTTGCAGACAAAGAACTAATATGAATAAATTTTTTATAATTCCATTCATATAATAATTTCGCAGTTTTGGTAATTGTTTCTTTTACATCATCGACAGGATTATTAAAAGCCCAAAACCTTTTAGATGGCATTGCAGTATTTATCAAAACATCATATTCTAATGATTTGTATTTATCATAATTTTCTCTTGTAACCTCAAACACTTCATAGTCATAATTTTTAAAATTTCTACAAAGTGCCTTTCCAACAAAACCGTTTGAACCAATTATAGCAATTTTCACTTTAATAATTCCTCATGTATAATTGGTGGAACACTTTCATCCCACAATTCACTTAAAAAACTTACTCCTGTACAATCTGTTATTGCATGAAATACATGCGAAACTCCTTGTGGTACATAAATACACGTTCCTTTGGCCATATAAATACTCTTTTTATCATCTTGAGTACCTGATACTGATACTCCCTCTCCAGATGTCAATAACATATACTCATGAAAATGAGGATGATAGTGATTTCCTCTTTTAATACCTTTATTATAAAACATAAAATTAAATTCCTTTAATGTATGTTCAGGCACCCAATTAAAAATACCACCACGCCCATCTTTTAAAGTATCTTCATAAATTCTTGGTTCTAATTCAACTGCGTGTTTCATTTGTATCCCTTTTTGCTAAGATTGGATTTTTTACTGGCCAATCAATATTTAATCTATCATCATCCCAATGTAAAACAATTTGTTCATGTGGTTCTACATACTTACCATCATAGGCCATCATGTAATGAAATAAACATTCATCAGTTAAACACAAATGACCATTGACAAAACCAGGTGGTACTAAAACACCGAAATGATTTTTATCATTTAATAAATAAGTTTCAGTCTGTAAATATGTTTTAGAATCTTCTCTTACATCTGCAATAACAAAATAAACTTCACCATAAGGACAACTAAGATACTTCCAAGTTTTTGTATCACCATGTAATCCCCTTAAAACATTCTTTGTTGATTTGGCAAACTTAGATAATCTAAACTCCATATCTTTTGGTAAAACATTTTCCTTTTCCCAAATAGTCCAAATATCACCACGATAATCAGTAAATGGTTTTGATTGAAATATTTTTATTTCATTAAACTTTTCAGATTGTATTTTATCTAAATCAAACTTCATTATGTATCTATTCCGTAACTTAATGGAAATGCATTTCTATACCTTGAACTTTCTTGTGGTACAATCATTTTATATGCCTGTATTAATTCTCTTACACCATAATCCAAACTATAATTTGGTTTCCAACCAGTTGACTCTACTTTTTTATTACTTACAACATAATTTCTTTTATCTGGATCAACAAAATAATCTGAATGAGTTATAGATATATTTGGTATATGTTTTTGTATTCTTTCAACTAATTCTTGTTTATTTATATTCGTATCTGATAAACCAACATTAAATATCTCACCTTGATGTTTATCATAATTTTCAATCATAAATTCAAATACAGAACTAACATCTTGAATGTGAATAAAATTTCTAACAAATTCATGTTCAAATAATGTAATGTATCTATCGGTTAATAATTTATATACAAATTCATTTACCAATAAGTCTAATCTCATACGACTTGATACTCCAAACACCGTAGCCAGTCTAAATATAATTCCATTCGTATGACGTTTAATATAATCCTCTGCATCACATTTAGTTACTCCATAATGTGTAATTGGTGTTAATGAATTTGTTTCATCTACCATACCATCTACTCTACTTCCATAACCACTATTCGTATTTGGAAATAGTATCATTTGGTTATTAGAAATATTATCCACCACATCCTTAATTTGATGATAATTTACATCTGTTGCCAACTTTTTATCATTTTCACAGCTAGGGAACCCAACTAATGCGGCCAATGGTATAATCACATCGTGTCTACTAACTTGTTGAACTAATAGTTTGTAATCTCGTACATCTCCATATATAAAATTAAATCTTTTATCTCCACACACGTCAAGTAACGAGGTTTGATTATACATTAAATTATCCACAACCGTTACATTGTGATTTTTTAATAATCTTCTGACAATGACAGAACCCAAATATCCTGCACCACCTGTAATTAAAATATTCATTTTTCTTTCCTAAAATTTGGAATTAATGTTCCTAATTCATTTGAATCAACTGAATCAAATAATTCAGTAATAAAACTTCTATTATTATGTTCCTTTGCATATTCTAAAAATAATTTATGATTGTGAACTAATATGTCCTCCATAGACCAATACCACTCATGTATTTCTTTCTTCGTCATTTTACCAATTCTAATAATTTCATTTTCAATTAAACTAAATCGTTTTTTTGGATTTTTGTGATTATCATAACTTTCATCTATAAAGGGATGAAATGTTTTAAATCCAAATTCTCTCATATATTGTAAAGAATTTGCACTCCCAACTAAAATAAATGGTTGAAAATATGCAATTGGTTTCCAAGATTTTTCTGAAACATAACCAGTAGGTGCCTCAAACCTTGTTTCCGTAACAATACTACAATAACTATCCATATAAGGTTTACAATTTTCAAAACCATATCCATGATTTAACCCGTCTCTACTATCCATTGCAAGTGGATAATCTACAATTTTAGTTTTCATATCTTTTAATTCTTGAAATGAAGGCCTATACATTTTGTATTTTTCTTTAGAAACCAATTTATTTAACTCATAAAATGATGGATCTAACTTAAAAGTGAAACTGACTAAATTATTTTCTATTAAATTATTATATTGTAATACACATAATACAGCCTGTCGATAAGACCTCATTCTTCTATTCAAACTCAAAAAATTACTTTTTCTTTCTTTACGTTTTGAATCTTTAAAATCTGATAGTGTCATAGCAGAATTTTTATGTTCACTATATTGTGCACCAATACCAAACACACCACTATCCATTCCATTTAATATACAAAAAACTTCATGTGCCTTTTCAAATAAAGAATGATTATACACTATGACATCATAACGAGAAACTTCGTCATTATCTATACACCATTGTTCATATCGTTGTTTCAGTAAAAAATCATTAACAGCAACAAGTCCGTTATAAAAATCAAAACGAACCATCTCTTTATGTAGTCCAATCATTTCGTCATCAGTTAAAAATGCCTCTTGTATTAAACCATAAAAAAGTTTTAATCTTCCCTCACGTATGTACTTGACTGCAGTATCACTAAAATAAGACATTGAACTACCATAAGATTTATTCCACACTACATCTGTACCGAGTGACCTATCTGGATTACCAAATCCTTCTATTGGAAATATTCCCAAACAACCTTTAGTATCTTTAAACTTGATTGGTATTTCATCAATACTATATCGTTCAACATTATCAACAGGTGTATTAATATCACTTGGATAAACTGGAGGTTCAAACCCAAACCGACTTCTAAATCCAGTTGGATTAAATTCTGGATAAAAATATTCTATCCAATCTTCAGATATTCCATTACAAACAAAGTTATTGTCTATCATCCTATCGTAAAAAATTCTAGCCATTTAATCTATTCTCCAACACCTTACTCATTTCTTTGGCCCAAAGTTCGTGTCCTAATTCACTTGGATGTCCACCTCTATCTTGAAATAAATTTTTTTTAGTTCCTGATAGTTCATCGTAATCAGAAGATATATTTGTTCCAATATTTTCAACAGGAGAGATTCTACCAAATAAAAAGTTTTTAAAAGAAATATTGTAAAAATTTGTATCTCTTATCTCAAAATATTTTTTAGTTGTTTCTTTCATATTTGTATCTAAATCGTAATGTAAATATTTATTTTGTTTTTCTAATTTTTTGTATAAGTCCTTACTAAAATAATCTCCAAAGGTGTTTTGTTTTAGTTGATGTTCTTTTGGTGTTTGATGATAAAATGCATCAAAAAATAAATGATTGACTTTTAAATTCTTTAGAAAGCTATGTAAGTATAAATTATGGTGTATATATCTCGTAATATATTCAATATCATTCCAAAAATATAATACATAAGTTTTATAAAACTGTTCAAGTAATTTTGCAGCGTGTTTTGGAGCAATGTCATCAAAATACTGTTCTCCTTGAGCTGGAGCGAATGTTTCCCATGTACCAAAACCCCCACGTAGTTTTTCAGGATCACCATCTCCTACATAAAAGTCTTTTCTCTCTGGTGAAGACCATCCTACAATTACAAAAACTTCACTTGGTTTGTGGGTTTTTAGTAATTTTAAGACATTTTCACAAACACGTTTCACAATTGAATCATTAGAACTACCAGCGTGTGCTGAATTAATTACGTCTACACCTAACTCTTTACCAAGTTTATATGGCCAAACTTTTGGTAACCTATATGAATCATTATCTTTTTCTTGAATATTAGTAATACCAAGCCTTTCAAGTTTAGGATCCATCAAATCACCAGCAGTCCAACTATCCCCATCACATAAAATTAATTTTGTCATTTAAATATATCCTCTTTTATGTTTTGACCTTTTGAAAAATCATTAATAAAAATTTCACTACGAGTTAAATTATATTTCTTGATAACAATTTTTATAAATTCAATTTGTTGTTTTGTTAAATTAGTAAATGATTCTATGGTAAAATCAGGTGTCTCTAATAATTTATTTGCATGTCCATATTGTGAACCACCAAATGCCTTTCCACGATACGGGCCTGATAATCTAACTGTTGAGGTATTAATCATTAGTTTTTTCATATAACCATCTAAAGTCTTTTTTTGAGTTTGAGTAGATTTATTTAATATAACTGGTAAATGTATATTACTTTTTTTTAGTTCAAGTGGATTCCAATACATGGAGTCTACCCTCTGATTATAAGTATTAATCATATTATAAATAGACCAATTTAAAATTGTAAAGTGAGAAACATTATCAGAATTAGTTGCAACCGCTCTTCCATCATCTGTCAACCACATAAAATTACACCTACCAGATATATTTTTTGGTTGTTCAGACTCAAACACTTTCCAATCAATAGGATATGCATGTAACAGATTTTCCAAATCTTCAGTTGGATTTTGTATTATATTTTCATAGTCGTGAATATAAAACTTATCAAATCGTCTTGTAACATAATTGTCTTCTTCTACAAGACTTGGTATTGGGCCTTGTAGTAAACTTTTTTTAAATAATTCTGTATCAATCATAAATATTTTTATATTTTATAACCTCATCAGTACAAATCCCCGCAACTTCCACATCAGGTTTTTTATCTGGTAAAACAGATATAGAGTTCTTAGTTAATTCTTTACCTGGATATGTCCATAAATAACCCTTAGATGTTAGTGTAACGTCATCCTCTTGGTGCCAAAAACAATGTATGTTTTTATTGTGAATCATATTATCGAGTGCATGTATATTTTTTGCATGACACCAAAGCTTTGGATTTTCTAAGTAATCTTCCTCAACATGATATTGTGGTTTATCATGTCCTAACCAATAACCACCATCTCCAAAACACCAAACATCAATCTCTACATCAAATCCCTTTAGTAATGCCTTTTGAATGTATTCGGGATGATTTTCAAAAGGAGATGTGCCATTTAAATTTCCTCTATGTGATATTAATATCATAACTCCTACACGTGTCGTGGGCCTCTAAAACCAACTTCAGGATCATAATTAAAATATGCCTCTTTATACCCATCAGTTGTTGCCTTTGCAACTCTTTTGTGCCAATCCTCTACTATTCTTTTGTTGGCATCATAAAGTGCTTTATAAAATTCTTCATCCGATAACTCTGTAAAATTACAAGTCATTCTATCGGAATTTTGATATTTTTCATAAAAGTCTGCTGGGCCTTTTAATAATCCCTTTTCAACCGCGTGATGGTATAGTGGTGTACCTGGATAAGGTGTTACTGGTTTAATTGACCGTAAATGATGAGTACTATTATACTTCATAAGAAACTCTACACCCTTTTCAAGTGATTCTAATGTATCACCTATATTACCCCAAATAATATTTAAACCAGGAAATATACCAACTTCTTTACACGCATCAACTGCATCATATGCATCTTGCACCGTTTGTTTTTTTGTAATATTATCAATAACAGTTTGGTCTAAAGCTTCTATTCCAAGATTTATGGCAGTCATTCCAGCATCTATTGCTGTAGTTAATGCCTCTACGGTACAGGCTGGTGTAGTACCATGACAATTCCAAGTTACTCCTAAATCTGCCTTTTTCATTGCCTTTGAAAATCTAATTAATGCCTTTTCATTGATTCCAATATTTTCATCAACAAAATCAATATGGTCTACTTTATACTTATCTCTCAATATCGTAATTTCTTCAAAAACATTTTCAAAACTCCGTAATCTGTAACTGTCATAAAGTCTAAAACAAAAATTACAATTTTGTGGACAACCTCTTGAATATAAAACTGGAAAACATCTTGCTGTGTGTTTTGCCGATTCGTGTTTATAAAGAATATATGCATCCATTGGAAATAAATCCCAAGCAGGAAATGGTAAATCATCTACAGGTCGAATCAATGGTGAATCAGGATTTTTATATAGTGTCCCATCGTGTTTCATAAATGATATTCCGGGCGAATCTGTAGTATCTAAATTGTTTTCTAATCTTCTTAATAACTCTCTCCAAGAGGATTCTCCTTCACCATGAACAATATAATCCGCATTAGTTTGTTCTAAAAAATATTCAGGACATGCACTTGGGCCATTTGAACCTAAAACTACAGTTGGTTTATTTTTAGATTTCTGTATATATTTACAAACTTCGATTGATTTTTTAAACATTTGATATCCATAAATACCCACACCTATTACATCATATGGTTCATTTTCATTTAAAAATGTTTCAATTTCAGAATCTTCAAAATGATATAATTCTTGATTCCAAATTTCAACTTCATGTCCATCTTGTCTTGCAACGGCAGCTATATATGCAACTCCCATAGGAAAAATGTTCAAATGTGCCAAATGGTCTATTGTTACTAATAATATTCTCATTTTTACTCCAAGTTCTCTAAAAATTTCATAGTATCTTTCCAATTTTCAAATCTATATCCCTTATCATCAATATAAAGTAATGCATTGGGTTTTCCCCACACTATATCTTCTATATAAGAATCAATTTCGTATTTCTTTAACCAATCCCAAACCAATTCAATACCACTCTTACCATTAATTAGTGGTCTATTAGGGTGTCCTTTATAACTATAAATAACAACTCTAAATCTCTTCGATATTTTTTTTATAGATTCAATAACACCCTCAATAGGTTCTCCATAACAAGTTCCATCGTGAAAACCCAAAGAATTATTATGGATTACATTGTCAAAATCCATTGCTATTACTCCAACTTCATCTTTTTTTGCCTGTTTTGACCATTCTTCAACCGTACTCATTTCAATAATCTTTCTACTTTTTTAACATCACTTGGTATATCTACAGACCACCCAACATCGGATACTTCTACTATTTTAACATTATGACCAATTTCTAAAAATCTTAAAATCTCAACATCCTCTATCCACTCTAATTTACTCTTTCCATTTTTTATCCCATAGTGATAAAATTTGGTCAAATCTTCTTTGTTGAATGCATAAACTGCTACATGACTATACCCATACATAAATTCATCATTTTTGTTACCAGGAATTCCACTCCGTGAAGTGTATAATAAATTGTTTTTTTCATCAAAAACAAATTTAACAATATTTTTATCATCAAACACTTCTCTTGAATCAACTCTACTAACAGCGGTAATCATAGAATTTGGAAACTTTTTCTTCTCCTCTATAACTTTTAAAATAGTATCAGGATTTACCATAGGTTCATCACCTTGAACGTTTACAATTATATCACTATCCAATTGTAAAGATGCTTCCGCCACTCTATCTGTTCCAGTAAGACAACTACTTGAAGTTAATATAACGTTATAATCATAATTATAAATCAAGTCAGAGACTATTCCACTTTCTGTTGCTATATAAACATTTTCTTTCCCAACAGCCTTTGTTGCTTGTTGTGCAACTCTAATTACCATTGGTATCCCATCAATTTCAACTATTGGTTTACCTGGAAATCGTGTTGATTTATATCTTGCTGGAATCACAACCGATACGGTTTTATCCTCAATATTAGATTCAAAAAAATCATTTGAATTTACTGACTTGTCATCTATAAATAAATCTGCATCATGTAGTTTAAATTGTAACTCATGATATTTACAACCCCATTTTTTTAATTGTTGTTCTGTAATTGGACGATAATACTCTTCTCCTCTACCACTCTTTAATCCACGAGCTGTCATATAAACAATCGTATGTCCTTTATCATATAATGAGTTTATCTTATCTATTCTATTTGTGTATGGTTTCCTATCAATTACATCACCAATTTCTTTACAGATAGTACCATCTATATCTATAACGTATTTCACTAATACCACTCTTTTTTATATTTTAACAAATGATTACCATTACCACTTTCATCAAATACTTTAAAATTTGTTTTCTTTTCAAAATTAGATTTAAATAGTGTTTTATCATCTTTTTTTATTTCTAAATAAGAAATATCACCAAAAAAATTATTTCTAAACTCATCGTCTGGTTCATTAAAACCATTACCACACCCAACCCACAAATAAGAGTATTTATAATCATCTACTAAATCTCCATCAAAATCAATTGTTGATGATTGAGTATCTGTAATTAAACTAATTTGTTTGTTTTTATTATCACATATAAAACGACACCAAATATTTTCAATATCTAAAGGAAATTGTTTTTCATATATTCCATTTTGTGTCCAAACCGACGCAGATAAATAATCATTATAAACACGAATACCCAAATGTTTTCCGTTCATCATAATTACTCCACAATCCTTGTCTTTACATTCTTTTATATCTATAGTGAATCTAACTCTAAATTCAAACGTATCAGATAAATACAAATTATTTGGTGGTAAGGTACTTAATCCGTTCTTGTTATCTGGTGGTAAGAAATAAATATTATTTTTGTCTAATCTCATAGTTTAATCTCCAAACAATCTTGATAAAATTCCTCTAATTCAGGAAATGTTTTACAAAAATCTGTACCTCTTCTTTTATCATGTTCTTGGAAATATTTACCAAAGTTATATCTATGATTCATTACTTGACTATCCTTTTCTGGCCAAGTTGCAACTCTCCAATCCCATATTCTTTTAATTTTTTGTACCTCAATATCTGAATATCCAACATACTTATGTTCAAACGAAGGAACTGCAAGATAATCTGTTAATTGTGCTTGTTTAAAAATATTGGTTGTCCATTTATCTGGCAAAACTTGTACGGTTTGATGTTCTGGATGTCGTAAATAACTTGAATCCAAAAATACTGCAGACTTCCAATATCTATCTTGAGAACCATATTTTTGTTTTAAATCATAAACACCATTTATTAACTTATGATAATTAGGAACGGAAAGTGCATTATATGTTGACATAATGGTTAGATTTACTCGTGGACACTTTTCTAATATTTTGTTCATATTGTCCCAAAAACGATTAAATTCCAATCCATTTCTTATATATTCTGATTGTTCTCCCCAAGTATCAGCTGAAGTAAAAACAATAAATTCTTTTACCTTTTCTTTGTCCTCAATTTTTTGTATCTTTTCTATAAATCTATTAATTAACCCATCAGGTACTCCCAAATTACTATTAATTGCCAATTGTAAATCTTTATTTGGATTAGGTTCATCAATAATATAGTCCATCACACCCCAAGTATCCTTTGATAGTAATGGTTCACCACCTGTGATTCTAAAAGTATGTAAATCTCGATATAGTTTTGGCCACCACTTCCAAAATGCCTCAACATATGGATTATAATCTCTATGTGGTATGGGCATTTTATCCTCTCGTTTTAACCAATCATTATCATTGAATTTATCTGTAGTGGGATAGCCACCATGTTTATTAATTTCTTCCATCCAAGTAGAAGAATATGCAGGCCCACAATAACTACATTTAAAGTTACAGGCATTTGAGAATGCCACCTCCACATATCTTGGATTGAAATCCTCTCTCCAATTTGATTGAGTTATTTCATCAAAATGTGGTAATGACCAACTCTCAGAAGACTTAAAAACTCTATCTGAAAATCTATCTGAATTATCTTCTACATTCCAACAATAATCACACTCGACTGGTCGTTTACCCGTTAACATTTCATGTCTTCGTGTTTTTTTGTATCGTGTATTGTGTAGAGCACTTGGATTTCTTTCAATTTCTTTTAAATTGATTTTATGTGTTCTTGGATGGTGACAACTATGATTATGTCCAGATTGCAATTGAAGTGTTACTTGTGTCCATTTTGCCAAACACATACCTGAACCTACTTCATCGAGTTTTTCTTTATTCTTTATATAAAAAGGATTATCTTTGGTTACATCTGTCATGAAAGTTTCTCATTTAGTGTTTTTAAAAATAAGTTTTTAAATTTAGAAGTTTCTTCTTTATTCCATAGAAGAGCTAAAGTTGGAAATAATTGATGTCGTTCTAAATCTTCTTGCCCGATTGGTATTGGCTTTGTGTGAGGTGTTATAATAACTTCATTCTCATCTTGAACACCACCTACTACAATAACATCTATAAATTCTTTTACAAAAGATTCAAAATCTTTTTTCTTTGTTAATGGTAAAACTTTATTAATTAAAAATTCTTTTTCTTCTTCCATCATATAATTTTGTTGAGACCATATATCCCTTATACCTCTTGGAGCAAGACTACTACTAGCCTTAAAGTTTACTCTATTGATTAACATTAGTATAAGTAAACTTAAAGCAATAAATTTTTCTTCATCAGTACCATTATCGATAAAACATAATAAAATACCTGCAAACAACCATCTACCACTTAAATTTGAAATTAACTCCTCAATATTATCTAAAATTAACTCCTTAAAATCATTCATTTCTTTTCTAAGTCGTTTTTCAGTCCAAGTGGAATCATATATACTAAAACCAAATACGGTTCCCATTTTCGGATTTCCTCTGGAAGTCCATCTCCTACTTATCAATATATATGCCTTTATTTTTTTATACAGATTATCTTCATCACTTACATTAAGAATATCAACATTATCAAATTGAATTATATAATTACCTTTTCTATGTCTTATCTCATATAAACCCCCACACCAATCAATATAGTTATCATACGCTTCATCTCTCTCCATCCAATCTAATTTATTCCATTTTTCGGGTTCAAATAATTCAGGTCGATTTCTGTAGTTCGCATAAATTTCATACCAAAAAGAGGATTTCAACCTCCATTTATTGATATGTTTTTGTGTTATACCCTCAACCAATAACACTCTTGATGAGATTTCCACCTTGAAGTTTTTATAATATCCAACATTATTATCAATATCAATAAGAAATTTATGTTGAATATCCTTCTTCTTATTTGTAGTTTTGTATTTTTCAAAATCTTCAATTAATTCCATTCTTAAAGAGTGAAAAGATTCTAAGTTTATAACCTCAGGTATTCTTTTTGACCATAACTCAATATCATTTAAATATCTAACAAGTTTTGTAAATTGTGGATTCTGATGTACAAAATGATCACTTAAAAAAAGTGAATTATTTTTTGTCGGTATATGAATATTTTGTAGTAATTCTATATCATTTTGCTCAAATATGTTCTCAACTAAATTAACGTGTTTTATTTTCACAAAAACCTCACATTTATTATTTTGTGTCCGTTATAAATAGTATCAGTGCTATCTATTTGATATTTCATTTCTCTCAACCCATATTCATCACCATCTATATCTATTTGATTTTTTTGCATTTTCTTTTTATATATTACTTCATTTTTTGCAGTAGCCTCAGGATCACCAGCAAACTTTTTATCGACTATTCCCTCATCATCGTGATACATACACTCCATAGTTCCATATCTTCTATCAGGTACAATCGTATGTGGAATTTTAGAAACATCATCTTTAGTGACTCTTCCCTTACCAATTACTAATTCACCATGATTTTCATTACCACTTAAATCTAATATCTTTTCCATTCTATATGATTTATTCATATCATAATGTAGTACATTTTCACCTTTAAAATTATACATTTTCAAAGATTGAAGTTTTCCTTTGAAGATATTGGTTTGATGTGAACCTGGTGAATTCCGACCAATCCAAAATGGTATATTTCCGTAACGTTTAAGTGTCTGGTCAATTGATAGATTTGATTCTTGTTCACCAAACTTTTCATCATAAACCACATCATTTACAGTAATGGTTCTGAGTTTCTTGTCAGTATCAACCTTTACATTTACTTTACTCCATTGATTAGGATATCTCATCATCCAACCATAATGTAATTCATTTCTAAAATTCCAAAGTGTATAGGAATATGCCTTAGAATTATTATAACATATGTCAAAGTCCCAACCCTTTTTAGAGACAATCGGATATTTTATGTATGGAATTTCTTGACCAATCATATACTCTTTACTTTCGTCTCCTATCTCACCATAAACAATCATCTCTATTTCAAAAGATTTATTCGGAATGTGAAGTAGTGTATTACTTGGTGGTATTTTTATATAAGTGGACTTTCCATCAAATTCTAATACCTTTGATATACCAGGGCCTTCAATATAACTTGGTTTAAAATATCCTTTCTGAATACATCTCCAAAATAAGTCGTCATCTTCCATACCCCAACCCCAATAGTTGGTATGGTATCCATTCACTTCTTCAAATTGTTCTATCGTGAATATCACCACACCACCAAAGTAATGGATATCTCGTAAAGTGTAATTCCATTGTGAAAGATAAGTTGCTATATGTTTTGGTGTATCACCTGGATGTGAGTAATCACAATCATCTTGTGGTAACATATCCACATCATGAAACGCCACATAATCACAACCATCTTCTTTGGCAGCAAGAAAGGCTACATTTTTAGTTCCACTACGATTAAACTTTTTATCATCTACTTGGTGTCCAACATAACATCTAAATTCTATATCTCGTTCACCAAAAAACTTTTCTAAATGTGGAACCAATGTATCCAAATGTTTCTTTCTAACACCATCACCATTATCTCTGTATGGTATACAAACTCCTAACTTCATTTGTCTTCCTTACTTATCTCATCCATATAGTTTTTTATTATCCCAACATCACGTGGGCCACCTGTCAAGTCTACTGACAACATTGTGTAATTATCAACTGAAGTTTCAGATATTTTTTTAAATCGTATACTACTCAATCCTTCTTTTTTATAATTTGTTTTATTATTCAACACTACATCATAAAATCGAATTTGATTTAATCTTGTAACTCTTGATTTCCAACTACCATCTGTATATCCTTGTGGTTTATGTTTTAACAACTTAAAAGTGGATTTTCTTCTTGCAGGTATTGCAATTTTTTTCCTATCAAGTTCAAGTTGAGATTTAGGAATACAATTATATGTTACTGCCTGATATCTTGGATTTACTAAATTCATCACTTTACCTTTTTCATATTGAAATTGATTATTCAACTTTAAATGTTTAAAATCAAAATATATTTTTAGTTTACGTGAAGAACTATATTGTCCACTATCACACATATATCCCATACCTGGATTTTTAGAAAATTCCTCAATTTCGTTTGCAGCAAGAGAAGTATCCCAATAACAAAAATCTTTTACAAATCCACGAAAACTACGGATATCAACACCTTCCATTTCATCTATTCCCGTACCGATGAAAAAATTAGGTGGACTCGTATCTAACAATTCTTTTACAACTTTACTACCGATTTCTTTTCCATCTTGGTACATTATGATAAGACCAGCCTCTTTTTCATAAGTTATTGTGATTTGTGTTAATCGTGAGTAATCGTACTGAGAATCAATATGATATAAATTACCCTTTTCATTCCAACATTCAAATTTGTAACGATTAAAAGAATTAAAACTTATTGAAGTATTGTATCCTGGTATAGAAAATACAGAATAATCGTCATAAGGTTTTTCATAATCACAAATTATCTCATCTGGTTTAAATGTGATTTGTATGGTAAAATCTTTTCTTACATTTATAATATTTGGACATTCAACATAACTTCTATCTCCGTGTAGATAAATGCCAGATGTCAAATGTTTTGGTACTTCATAATATTCAAAATCAGTAAAGACATTTGCCTCAGTTAATCGCATTAACAAATCATCATCTTCAAATCCCCAACCCCAATAATCATTTGAATATCCATTTACTCTTTCAAACAAAGAAATGGGAAACATAGTTACTCCACCAAAATAAGTTTTGAATATCTCTTCTTTAGAATTTATAAAATTAGTAGATAGATGTATTGGAACTTCCGAATAAGAATAATCCACATCAATTGGCAGCATATCAATATCATGAAACACAACATAATCACATTGTTTTCTCAGTGCGGTTTTAAAACCTATATTTAATAACTTACCACGGTTGAATGGTAAATCATCTGCCTGTTCCACTACTATCAATTCATAGTCTTGATTTTTAAAATACTTGTGAATTGAATCACGAAATTTTTGTAAGTGAGTAGGACGATTTCTATAAGGAACGATAAGTCCTAACTTCATTATTTCCCAGACTCTTTTTCATAAAAAGCAGATAAATAAAATTGTAATCTATCACTCCACTCATCTTTATCAACATCTTCAAACCAAAGTGTTAATGCATCCAAAACATTAGCAATTTTTTCTAATGCTTTTACTTTTCGTTCTTCTAACATTATTAATTGTTCTGTATTATCATTCATAATAACCCTTATATTTTATATAACTTGTCTAATATAAATAGACGTTAAGATTTCCAAATTAAACTTTATTTATTCCTCATCATAAACCCAAGTATGTCTAATTGCCCATTCTAAACTTGGTCTATTCCACTCTTCTATTTTTGCAAATAATTTTTTATAACCTAAGTCCTTCGAGTAATTCATCATAAAAGCACCCATAATATCTGTAATATCTTCTTTGTCGCTAAAATACTCTTTGAAATCATGATTGGAATATGCATTTAAAACTTCTCCCTCAAAAGAAACCCAAACCCATCCAATAATAGATGAATCGTTAGTTTCAATTAAATATAAATTCCATTTCTCTCTAAATCTCTTTTTTGCATCTTCAATCGTCCATTGTGTCCAATTGTATTTTTTTTCAAAATTATCTAATGCAATTTGTATTTGTTCTTTTGGAAGGTTATTAATATCACTTACACAATATACATTGTTGGTTATAACTGATTGTTTTTTGTATAATTGCATATCACAATGCATTTTACACCATTTTGTTTCCATTAATTAACCTGTTTGAAATCTACATCCAATTTACTATAATCTACACCTAAATATCCACTATTAATTTGAACTACACTATCTTCATATTTAGTATTTAAAAGTTCTTGTGCAACAACTCCTTGATAACGAGTATCTTTATCCCAATTATATGAGAACTCATAAATATTAAGACCAGATTCGGATTTTCCAATCCAATCCACATTCGTTTTTGTTCTGTAATCACTTAGTGCCACCACTAAAGTTGAAGTACCTTGACCTGTATAATGTGCAAAGAATGCAGTGTAACTTGAAGGGCCCCAATTGTTCTGAGCACTTACCACACCTGTCCAAGTAAACGAACTAAATGAGTATCCATTTCCGTGATAATTATACATCGCAATATTATCATAACTACCACCATCGACTGTAGATGCAAAACCACTTCCATCTTGTGTTGCAGTATATGTTGTTTTCCAAGACCTCCAAGTACTTGACGGAACGTTCCACCAACTACCACCAGCATCAGAGTATACTTGTCTTGCTCCCCAACTTGCATCACGAGCGTAAACTCTATGTTGAAGTGTACCAGACCATCCAGTTCCATAATAATCTAATTGATATGCTCCATCCGATGGTGTACCTTTTTTATTACCATTGTGAATCAATATACCATCAACAAAATACGTGTCCGTATCCTCAACATCTAACGCATAATAGTCTTCATTTACCGTAACGTTCTCCATCATTCTGGTGATTTCAATTTCTTGTTCATTTGTATTTAACATCTTATCACCAGCCTTTAAAAATGGTGGTGTTTTCCATCCCCATATATTAGTATCGACATCTTTTATGAAAAGATTTGCATGTTCAGTAGATACACTAATTCGAACTTCCTCTCCACCTACTTCATAGTAGATATGTGTATAGGTAAATTCTTTACCATATGTGATATTCACAACTTCCGAAGTATCTGAAGTAGAACCAACTAAGGTATTTGTACTATAATCCAAATAACCATAATCCTCTGTAGACATTGAAACTGGTAAATAAGAGGAAACAGTATCACCAATGTTCAATTCAGATATCGCAGTTGCTCCAGTTGGTGTTTTAACTAATGAACCTGAAGGAACTACTTTTGAATGGTGTGTTGAGATTTGTTTCCAAGTACTACCATCAGAAGTCATTTTAACTCTATTTGTTCTTTTATTTCCAAGTCCACTAGCCCAATCATCTCGTAGTAAAATGTTTTTTTGTGGTGTTGTTAAATATGTTGTTGTTCCATATGGGTAATCAATTTTATCCACAAATGCATCAGAAGATGCAGAAGCTAAACTTGCTGATACGAACTCAGGTAGAATAAATTGTTCTACAACATACTGACTTCCTGTATAACTAGCGTAAGTATCTACGACTGCGTTACTACCAGTATGTCTATAGCTTTTAATTATCTGACCACCAATTGCCAATGAATTATCAACGGAATTATTTTTAATAACATAATCAGGACCCCAAACACTTGTCGTGGGATTATCTGAATCCCAAAGTGGTATTAATGATGAAGAAACTGAAGAGTTCCCTAAAATCCTACGGAATTCTGTTTTTTCAAAACTACCACTAACTATATGTTTTAATCCAGTATTAGTTTGGTAAGGTGATTCTTGAAATAGATAAAAACTTGATGAGTTACTTGCCTGTAAATGAGTATCTGAAAAATATAAATAATCTACCTCTTCTAAACTAATATCTTTTGTTGCAAGACTTTGACTAAACAATGTTACGGTTTCTTCTTTTGGATTTTGACCTTTAGGTTGTACGTGTTTTAATAACACAACATTATCATAATTACTCTCACTAACATAAGTTGTAATTCTATCATAAAGACCATAAAGAGAAGATGAATTAATCCAATGATATGGATTTGTATTCATTTCGTAAATCTTATACTCGTGTTCATCCCAACCTCTAACTGCAGGTGTCTTTACTGTTTGAGATTCTCCACTACCACTCTCAAATATAGTTCCTGCAATAGGATCTGCATATCCATAAGAACCCATAGTCATCGGTACATAATCAAAACTAACCATAACACCGACATTTTGTGATGGCCATTTGGAATTACTTGAGGTTATTTCGTTAAGTAACGAATCAAACATAGTGTATTTATTCATAAATTTTGCGCCTTAATTTTCGAAAACATTATATATTGATAAATATCAATAACCATCATTTATCTTCATTATAACTATAATTATATACTTCTATATCTTTTGATGATAATTCTCGTACTTTTTCAATACTTTCATCATCATAGTAAAAACTATAATGGTTGTGTTTAGTAGTATTTTCTTTATTTACTTTAGTGTTGAAAACTACATCCAACTCATAATCTAAATTTTCATATCTTCCAATATAATCTAATTTTTCTAAACCAAAATCAACTTGTTGAATATGTCTGTATGGGAAATTATCTAACCATTCTTTAAAATTATACTTCTTTGCAACCAAAGTTGTTTCATTTTTTGGAAATAACTCCTTATAATAATCAGATTTATTATAAAAATACAAAGAAACAAACCTATCAAATGGATTTCTTACAAATGCAAATTTAAAATAATCTTTACACTCTTTAGGTATTTCATTTGCAGACATATGATAAACGTCTTTTTTATAAATTTTATCATGTAGATTTAGTACAGACTTTATACTTGTACCACCAGTACGAGGTATGTGAATGAAAACTCGTTTATTATCATGGTCAATATACATTAATTATATCCACTTGATATCTTAGACCTATCTCCAAAATAACTGTCTGACCGTATCATTTTAAGTCCACCGGTATTCGTAAAATCATAATAATCAACCCACTTTGTATCAGAATAAGTTAGAAATAAATGTAAAAATTTTCTAACTATATTACTGTTATTCGTACCCCCTCTGTGAAATGTTATATCCCTATAGAGAATGGCATCACCATAATTGTAAACATTATTGTTTTTTGCCTTTTTTAATAATTCTTTAGTTTTAGCATCCGACCACATTATTTTTAATTTACTCCAAGAATAAATTCCATAATTATCTCTTATATGTCCAACATATTTATCATTATATAATTCAGTAGTGCCTTGTTCAGGATTAGTATCGTGTAATGGAATACTTACAAAAAATGTTTTTTCTAATGCATCACCATCATGATGAATATTTTGAGCCTGTTCTTCAGGTGGAATATAATGTATAGTTGTTCTCAATAATCTTAAATTATCATATCCCAACTCTCTGAAAACTGAATCCACTTTAGGTAAAACTATTGGAAACAATTTATCAACCGAAATTTTGAACCAATCACGAATCTCCTCTACAAGATTAACATCTTGTGTATTAAAATTTTCAGAAAATAATATGGCCTGTCTTCTTCCTGTATTTTCAACATAGTGATTGTTTGCTGAAGTTGTTTTGTTACAAAATTTATGATTCTCTAATTCTTCAATTACTTGTGTTAGTTTATTTTTTTCGTCTTCATTAAGAAAATCTTTAAGTTGTAAATATTTTTGTTCTTCAAATTGTTCTTTAATCATAATGTTATATATCTTTTATTAAATTTTCGTATGTAATCCACTTCTTTTTGTTGTGAGTTCAATATAAACTTTAACATATTGATTGGTGTAAAGTTTTTTACTGGTATGGTATGTAAAAGAAATGAATGTGCATCAATATCACCACCTAAAACTCGTTTAGGATTTGTAAATGTATTAAAAGAAAAGTTGGATTCACTCAATGGGTTAAATAATTTTCTACCTGGTAAGATATCATCACTATAATATTCTTTCCAAAATACATTTAATTGTTTTTCTAAAATAGTATTTGACTTTACATTTTTATGTGGAATTTCCTGTACTATTTCCCAATCACCGTCTTTACTTTTTAACCACTCTAAAAACTTTGGATTACTTAAATCTTTTAATTCTAAAAAATACACGTTTGGAAGCTGTCCTAATTCAAACAACGAAATATCATTAAAGTTATTCCACTTCCAAAATATCCCATGATTATAATACATCCAACCGATGTTTTTATTAATATCATGTAGGTTAGCAATAATATCTATACCATCACGAGTAACATCATCATCATGTATAAATGTTTTATAATATCCTTTAGAAAATTTATTCCAAAATTTTGTCATATTAGGGTTTGTTGTAAATCCAAACATTTGTAAATTTTCGTATGATGCATTACCACCATATAAATTTTTTAGTATCTCTTCAACAGATTTATCCGAAGTAGATATTTTATCATCTATTGATTCTGAATTTAATAAATAATTAGTTAATGGTGGTGGTTCAAAGGTAAAGAATCCATTTAATTCTTGTAAATAACCACTTTTAAACTTGTCGTATGTGTTTCTCAATAAAACTATCGTAATTTTATCCTTGTCAAAAGTTTCAAAAGTTTTTAAACCATCTAATGACTTAATAGATGTTGAACCCATTTTATTGTTCATACCAATACGAACTGATTCTGTACCCACACTTTCAAATCTCATATCAAATTTCCGTTATTATCTTTCTTAATCTATCCCAATACCTATAAGAATTATAGTTTGGTTTATCTACTCTTTGAAACATATATTCCCTTTCACCCAAATCCATTTTATAGTCCAAGTATTCAATTGCAGACAACATTTTTTTATATTCTTCTGAAAATGACTCTATCAAGTTAGACTTACTAACCTCTTTAAGTCTTTGTAATACCGAATAGTCCCATTTAAAGTGATGAACTTGTGTAAAGTTCTTTTCAATCGGATATCTTTTTGGATGGGATGTTCCCCAAGAGTTTTTTCCATCACCAAAATCTACATAATGTTGACCAGATACAACATCTACACTACCTTTCATTAAAGTAACTTTATTTGGATTTGCTAAACTTAATGGATATCGAAAAAACCCAGCATTTGGCATCTCTTTCCAAATATCACTATCATCATTTATCTTGGGAAATGTTCCATTTTCACCTATTCTATCTATAAAACCTCCTGTTACAAATTCCCAACCACTATCCTCACACTCATAAACTATATCTTGAATTGGTTTTAAATATAATTGTAATTCATCATCATCCGCCACTATCCACCATTCATCTGGTTTTAATCTTTTAGTTTCATTGTAAAGTTCTGTTACACGATTCCAATTAAATGGTTCTTCTATTGCAATCTTATGTGGTTTTAAATTAAGTTTATCCAATATAGAAGTTGCCTCCTCTATAACAGGATCATTTTTATGGTGTGCATAAATTATTACAAAAAAATCCTTGACATATGGATAATAATGTCGTAACATATGGTATAACATTGTGGTATTGTGACCACATACCGTAACTAAATTCATTTTTTTCTTATAATTGTTAAGCCTGTTGAACTTGGTTTATCTTTTCTAATCCCATGATTAAAGAAGTTCAAAACTTCAAACTTTCTTTTATCTATTGTTTTAATAAATTCACTCGGGCCAGTTAAATCATCTCCCTCGTGTCCGTCTATTTCTACAAAATTATCCACATAATTTTTATCTGTATCGTGTATAGTGATAATACCACCTTTGTTCATAATCTTTGAATACAAATCAAAGTCTTTTTTTACACCCTCAAAAGTATGGTCTGCATCTATATGTAGTAAATCTATTTTTATATCTTGTTTAACAAAAAAATTGTAGTAAGCATTTTCTGTAGTATCTTTTATAAACTTTGGATGAAAATGTCTACGAAGTAAACTTTCTTTATCTTCCCAATCTACCTCACCATTAAAACCATTTACAGCATCTACAAGATAAGTACTTCCATTATCTCCCCACTCCATACATACATCACTATAAAATCCTTGTTCAGATAAATCATATCGAGCTTGTGTCATTATTCTTGGTATGAATCCACCACCACTTCCTAAACATACTAATGATTTGAATCTAAAGAAATTTATTAGTGTGTAGATTATTAATCCATCACCAAGATGCATATCACTTGCACCATGAGACCATCGATAAGGAACTTCTTCTCCATTATTCGTAGTTATGTGAGTTTTTATATAATCATAATTTAAAATACTCATTTTTTATTTTAAACGTTCTTCTATCATTTTATTTTTTCTCTCTTTCCAATCAGGAAAATCAGTAGGAGAACAATTAACATCAAAATTCATAGATATTATGGTTTTACGAGAATCAGTATTATTGACTGGTGACCTATGAGGTAAAAAACCAGGAAAAACTAATAAATCACCCTCACGTGGTTTTAATTTTTTTACACCATATATCTCAGTAGCAAGTTCATCTGATGGTAATTCAACAAAATAAACTGCAGAATAATTTGATTGTGGATGTGTGTGCCAATCAAAAAAACTTTCTTTATTATATTGATGAAACCACATATTACTAATCTTATATTCAAAACATTTCATACCCTCTAATGCAATATAAAGATTTTCGTGTATAGCTTTAACAACTTTATCTTGATATGGTGGTGGATTTTTAAATGGGATTGGCCCAAGATGTAGATTATTTTCCTCATCATTTATATTTGCATATCTTTGAGATAATCTACCCCAATCTGGTTCCCACTTATCAGGATCATTTTCACAAGAAGGTTCGTTTTTTTGACTTAACCAAGCCTTCTTTTCTAATGCTTTTTGTTCTTGATCATAAGGATTTTGTGAATGATAATCAGATACGGAAACTTTTTCAAAATCTATATCTTTATTTTCAGTAGTTTCTATATAATCTAATATATATTCTTTTAATTCTGTATGTTTATGAACACGTGATAACCAAATCATACTGTTTGTCCTTTAAGTAAAAGATATTTAAAACCTTTAAAATTATTTTTATTAGAATGGATCGTCGTCACTTCCTTTGTTATGTACTAAGAATGTTTTACCAAAATACACATCCAATGGTTCAACATCAATTTGCACTACTTCAAATCCCTCATCTTGGTCTACTATATTTTCTAACGAGGTTATTTCTACAGCATTTCCATTTTTATCCATTAAACTACCACCAACCAACATATTGGGTACGTACAACCATCCCCATTGTTGTTCATATGCATAATCACCTGAGGCTAGTGGTGGTCTATATAACATTTCATGTTCACCAGTAATTAACTCTTGTCCGTTATTTATATTCCAATAATTATAAGAAAAATCGAAGTTAATATCTTGAACACTTGCTGAATGTTGTGTGAAATCATCAGAGTCAGGAAATCTACATTTTTGCCAATTTCGTTCATCTTCATCTAACTGACCTGGCATGTTCATTGATAATATCCAATCACCAATTTGTAAATCCTCTACATTTTTTGTAGTTCCATCTGCCATATCAATAGGTGTTCCCTCTAATAAACAAGTTGGTGAACCACCATAACTATCTACAATCGTAATACTTTTGAAAAGATCAGTATTATAGTTTGTTGCGTGGTCATTATATCCATCTGATTGTTTATCATCAGCATAAGATCCAGTAATCACAGCTAAAAAATTATTTGAACCAGCAGGAAATGGGTTTTCACTACCATCACCCGTACGTGCATTTGAAATTGCAGATGATGAGAATGATGCAGAATATCCGTGTAGGTCTGGTGCAGATAATACTGAGTTTGCTGCTAAACCATTGTCCCAAGTAAAATGGTCATTATTGGAACCAATCGCGGAAATCCAAAGGTCTCCTGCATTTTGAATATCAATAAAGTATCCCTCTTTAGTTTGTTCCCACAGATATTCATATCCACCCAAAGCACTTCCACAACTACTAATTGAAAAATCACTCATTTGTACTTCAGCACCAGCATTAGCAAGTGATAATTTATATTCACTTGTATAATCTCCATGAGATGAACTAATTGCTCTTTGTAACTTTCCCAAACTTAAATTTTGATTTGCTGTTGTTGCCAATTTTTTCTCCGTTATATTTCAATAATAAATATCACTTATTGTATATTTCTAACAATTGTTCTGTCCATCTTTTTTTATCATCATACTTTTTAAAATATTCCCTTAATAAGAAAACCCATTCTCTACGTGCCTCTACAGACAATTCACATACCCTTTTCCACTCATGATAAAATTCATGCATTCCAAAAGCTCTATAAGGATAATCAATATCTGTATACCAATCTCTTGATAAAATTGGCATTTTACCATAATCTAATGCCTGAAATATACTATAACCAAATGGTTCGTAGATATGAGCTGAATGTGATATTCCCCAATCTAATCTATAAAACTTATCCAACATCTTGTAATTAAATTTATAAATTTTCCAACCTCTAATATCACAATTTAAATTTTTTACCCACCAATGTACATCCTTAGATTCGGTACATAAAACACTTGGTATTCGTTGTAAATAATGTGGACATTTTCGTGTCTCCATTCTTGAGGCAAATCCAACTTTATTATTATCGGTTACATCTAAATTATGTTTAAATTCATAAAAATTTGGAATGTGTAATAAATGGTCATGATGATTTTCTAAATCGGGTGAATCAATACCAATCCAAAAAGGATATTTTGATAATTTTACAATTTCATCTTCCCAACGAGGATCCATGTAAAAATGTCTTGAATGTTCAAGTCCTAATTTTACGTTAGCTTTTAGATTTTTATTCACATTACAATGAACAGCAGTACTATGTATCTTATCCTTGTTATCAGTAATATATTTATGTGGTGCATAATATCCATGTAGAATATTTATTCTACGAGCACTCTTCAACACACTACCAAAATAATGTATATCATCACCTTGCCAAAGAACCTTTAAATTAGGATTAAGTTCTTTAAATAATTTATCTTGTTCTTCAATAGTTGTATCGGTTGGTCTGACACGATGAATCAATAATACCGGTTGTACTTCTAAATGTGGTGAAATTTCTTTTATCCAATGATTCACCCAAACATCACTTCCACCACCAACTAATGTTCCACCACCAGTGGAATAATACGCATCATAAATCTTACCATCAATTCTATTGTTGATTACCCTCATTATTTTTTATCCTGTAATTTGTTTAACTTATCCTCCAACAACTCAACTTTGGTTTGTAATCTGGCCTGTTCCAATGAAATTATTTTTTCCTCTTTCTGGTGAGTTATAGTCTCCTCACCAGGTTTTATATGATGAGTACCATTTGGTGGTAAAAATTCATGTCTTAAATTATATGAAACTGACCTCCGTATACCCTCACCAATAAATGGATAAACCGTATGTAACAAATCAGAAGGCCACATAAATATATCCCCAACTTCAGGTAAAACAGACATTGTACCCGGATCAAAAGTTTTCCACACCTCACCACTTGCACCATATATGAATTCTATCCGACCATCCGTTTCTTGTTTACCAACTATGTTTCTTTTTCTCATCACTTCAGGTATCTTTAAATACATAACCGAAGAAACTGTTGCATTAGTATGTAGATGGGCTGGATTATATTCGTGTTGTTTTTGATTCACAATCCACATTGAGTCAAGTTCTATTTTTAAGTTCGGACGTACCTCAGTAGATTCATCTCCTTGAACAGGTGTTTTTTTAGTTGAGGGTGTGCCATATCCACCACTAAAAATGACCTCTGCTCTATCGTCTTGAAGTTTAATCCTATCCATACTTTCTCTTATGAAGTAACTACCCAAGTCAGTAAAAAATTCAAATACTCCCTCATCCTTCAATATCTCTGGTGGAATCCATGGCTCATCATCTATGATTCCTACAAGTCCTGGGCCTGCACTTATTTTTTTAACATCATCAGTTATCTTATCCGTGATTCTTATCATTTTATCCAAAATTTCTTTCGGTAATTTTCCTTTTAACATCCACGGCCCAAAAGGTTTACTCATAGTCAATTCAGTATCAAATTTCATATTTAACTCTCTAATAATTTTTTAATTCCATCAATCACCATAGTTGATGTAATTTTTTTAGTACATTCAAATTCTCTTGGTGTTAATTTAAACTCAGGACACCAATCCCAAACATCTCTACCGAATGGGTATTTGTTCCAACATCCGTGACAAACATCAGTATTTTGTATTCTAACATCAGGTTTAAATTCGGTATAATCCATTGAGAAACCAGAAATCATAATTGTCTTACAATTAGATGCCCAAGCCAACCAACTCAATCCTGATGGTAATCCAATAAAGAATTCACAATGTTCTAAATATTTAACTCTTCGTGATAATGGTTTATTACCCGTATCGTCTATTGCGTTTTTGGGTATAACATTTATATCTTTATCAATGTGTTTGAAATCATCAGGTACTCCATATTCTTTCTCTTTATCAATATCAACAACTTTATATCCTTGTTGAGTTAAATAATCCACAACCTCTTCCCACCCATTAGGATTATTCCATAGTTTTGATTTACCTGTTGCCTGTGTAGATATACAAACATACTTTTCTTTAATTGGTCTTTTGTATCCAAGTTTTATCTTAGGTTTGATTTCCTTATATGGTAAATTTAAAATATGACACGGTGCCTGTTGTAAAGGATATTCAAATGGTCGAGTTATTTTCATGTGTTTTAAACAATCATCTTCCTCTAACCACCAACCCAAAACATACTTCACATCATATCCGAATTTAACCAAATCTCCATCAGAAATATTTTTATCAGTATAGGTTACAAATTTTATTTTTTTATACTGATTAGAAAATAATTGTCTATGTATCGTTGAGTATGTAACATCACATTTGTATTTTTTTCTAAATTCGTCTATATATGGAACCCAAGCCAATGAATCACCAAGACATTCTGATTGATTAACTATTATGACCTTTTTATCTTTTAAATCAAAATCCTCAACTTTAATTAAATCATCACCATAAAAGATTTTTATTTTCCAATTCACAAAATACTTTGCATTCGGTGAACACCAACCACCTGATTCTGATATATCTTCGTGTGTGTATAATACCTTTGGAGTATCTTTATCCCAAAATTCTACTGTGATTTTTTCTTCTTTTTCCTCTTCATTAAACCAAACTTGAACTTCAGGCCCATTTATATAAATAATGTTTGTTATGATTTCCATTTAAAACCTTATATATAAGTATATTTTTTCAATACCAAAATATAGTATTTTTTAAACTTGAATATGTATATAAGTTCCAACGTTTCCAGTTCCACCATCAGCCCCGTTAGCTGCATTACCACCACCTTTACTACCTTTGGTTCCCTTAGTACCAGCAGTTACATCAACACTGGTATCAAGTTTAGTTGTGGCATTACTAGCCGTAGTGGTTATTAAAACCACAACACCACCATTTCCAGCACCACCGCCTCCACCTCCACCGCCGTGGTCGGAGTTTCCACCAGTAGCACCATAACTACCAGCACCACCTGAACCGCCAGCAGCTCCTATTGCCTGAGTTCCTCTTGGTATTGCCCTTCCGTGAGCAGTTGCCGAAGTACCAGCTACACCTGCAGGAGAGGTTATATCTCCACCAGCTCCACCACCAGCTCCACCAGCGGCACCTTGACCACCACCTAATCTAGCTGCAAAATCTTCTCCAGCCATTGTATCCCTCAACGTTTGTACTAAGTGTGGATCAATAACATCTAATCTTGTTGTTGAGATTGATGCAACCGCAGTACCACCAGTTCCTCCATAGTTAGTTCCTGCTGTTCCTACTGCCATTTAAATTCTCCTAATTGTTATAAATTTCATAATGTATTAACCTCCACCGTCTACGCCGTCACCACCAGCACCACCATTACCACCCCATGCACCTATTCTACTACTAGCGTGACCAATTACAATATTTCTAGCTGCGATAAAATTAATGCCACCTGCACCGCCTCCGCCGCCTCCGCCGCCACCCGATAGGGAAGAAGCCCCACCTAAACCACCATTACCACCAGCACCACCACCTCTTAATGTTGGTTTATGATTTGCTTCGGTAAATGGTGTTGAAACATAATTTCCAAAAGTACCATATCCACTACCTGCTCCCATTCCACCAGTGCCTTTCGCACCAGCAGAACCACCTGATCCACCACTAGCATCACCACCATTCGTACCAGTGCCACCAAGATTGTAAATAACTCCATATCCCGTTCCGTCTCCGAGTGTTAGTGTTCCGCTGACAAATAATCTAAATCCATTTGTATAAAAAATTGAATTACCTATTAGTGTTAAGTCATTAAAATAACAATCCTTTATCATCCAAAATCTACCATTACTTGCACGGTAAACAGCACCATCAATATCAGTCAGACCCAATCTATCAAAAATATGACCACCATTTAAATCGGTAGTGAGACCACCACTATTAACAACTCCTGTTATTCCATTGGGGCCTGTTGTTGCAGTTGCTGTACCTGTTCCACTTATAGATATACTACCAAATTCTCCAGTTCCAAATAATCTTGTTTTTTCAATTAAATAATCAGTACCCTGAATCGTTCCATCGGGTTTCATTGATAACGTATGTGTATCTTGTCCACTACCATCTCTATGGATAAAATCAAGTGAACCAGTTGCCATTTGTAATCTTGTTAAATTATTTGCAGTTTGTCCAATTGTCCAAACACCAGCAGTCATAGAACCATGAGTTGTACCACCATCTATAAATTCCATAGATGCATTTGTTATTTTTACGTGTTCACTTGCCTGTAATCCTACGTAAACATCCGAACCAAACTCTGCAGTGGTGTTACTTGCATGACCAGCATATATTTTAAGTCCATCAGAGGTTATAGTTGCTTTATTTGTGTTACTGTCATAAATTGTTACTCCATTAGTTGGACTCAATACAATTGCATCATCGGTAGCACCATTATCACCACCAAGAGTAACAACACCGCTACTATTAATGTTTACTCGTTTTGCTGGTGAAACTGCTCCATCATACATATCAATAGCAGTATCGCTAATTTCGGTTCTTGCCTGTCCATTTCTTCCTAATTGAATTGATGTTCCGTAATCAGCCAGTACAGTATTACCACTATCTCTCAATGACATACCATCAGAATCAATTACAACTCGTGTTTCTAAGGTATCTAATGAACCTGTTCTTGCGTTCACAGATGCTGAATGAGCTGCCAAATTAGAATTTACAGAATTAGCTGTAGAATCATCTGTAAAACCACTATCGTTATTTATATCTGATATATCAATATCACTTGGATTACTTATATTGATAGTACCAGTAACCGTTACTGAACTACCATCCCATTGTAGTTTATTACCACCTGAATTACCTACTAAAAATTTACCTGTACCATCTACGAAGAAACCCGTTCCACTATTATATGCAGTTGGTAATGTTGCACCCATAGCTATCTTTGGTGTGCCCGTAGAATCAATTTTAATTTTATTAGTACCTGTAGTGGTTATACTTAATTCAGTAGGATTCATGGTTAATGTACTACTACCATCCCAACTGATTTTATCTTTTAAGCTGAAATGTCCACTTGAACTAACAAAGAAGGCGGTAGCAGAGTTATTATAAGTTCCTATTCCACCTACAAATATTTTATCAGGTGTCATTTCTAATCCACCGATAGAACCACTTGTTGCAGTTATCGCACCTTTGAGGAAGATATTCTCACTAACCATTCCAAAACCAGGAGTTTTATTTCCTTTAAATAATTCATCACCTATTCGAGTATTAACAAGGCCGCCCAAATCACCTATTCTTGTTTTTAATTTTGTATCATAAATTCCACTACCAGTTCTTTCATGGAAATCCATATAGGGTGTTGTAGCATCACCAGGATTTGCATTTAACAACATATAACCAGTTCCTGCAGAAGTAGCTCCCGTTCCACTAAGATATCTACCAGTACTTACCAATACCTGTCCTGCTTTATATGCTTCTGCTGGTGAAACCAATCCCATTAAAAATGCAACATCAGGATCCACTTTCTCTATATTTGAATTATCTGAGTGTGTCGCTTTAGCTGTACCATTCGTTCCTCGAACAACTTGAAGTTTATTTGTTACACTACCTGTAACTTGCATTATTTCACTATCGATACGAATAGTTGAGTGTACTAAATCTAATCCCGATGGACTTTCATCTTGAACTGTTAATTCAGTTTCAGATTTTGTTGTGATGGGTTCTGTGATTGTGGTTACGACTGAGAATGCAGAACCTGTAGCCGTTCCACCAAAACTACGAGTAACGTGTAAGATACCAGAAAAGTCATTATCAGAATCAACATCACTACGACTTTGTGAAAATACTTTCATAAATTCTTTAGTGAATCCAGTACCATCTACTTTCTTCGCAAATATAATTTCATCTTTTACAAATCCACTAACATTATCACAAAATAATTCAGTATCAGTTGCAGATGCCGAACCAGATAAAACCGTAGAGTTCGCAACCCATAACTGACCACCGACTGCATTTACAGTTTCTTTTTCAAATACAGCAGTTCTTAGTGTACCTCGTATCCTAGCATTTTCAAATTCAGCAGTTCCGTTTGCATTTACTCCACTAAACGTTCCAGCACTTATTCTCCAACCTGTTGTACCTGTTACAAAATTAGAAGTTCTGATTTCTCCATCATCTGCGTTTATAAGTAAATTACTACTTGACATAATATTATTGGTAAAAGTAAATCCTGCAATCCGATTTGTATCTCCTAATCGGAATATAGTATCACCATTTGAAATTCCTTTAAGTCCCCAATTAGTAGAAGTGGTGTGATATATTTGTACACGATTATTATCATCTTCTCTAATTTCAATAATTGGTGTTGAATTATCCGCATCAAGTATAATACCTTTATTGGAAGCGTTAACACTTGAAAGTGTATCACCTGTTATATCCCAATTTGCAACTCTACCACCAGTAAATAATACATCTGAACCTGTGATTTGTCCACTATCTTTTAATATTAAATTATTGTTTGAACTACTAATAGTAGAACCACCTAATCCGAATCCACCTATTTCACCAGATGTTGCTTTAATAGCTCCTTCTGATGTTACACTAAATGGTGCACTTGCAAATGTTGCATGTCCTAATTGTATACCTGTATCAGCGTCTGCAAGAAATATTGAATTACCACTACCCATAGAAAGAGATTTATCAGTTGTATTCAATACAAAATCAGTTGCAGCCAAATTATCAGAATTGATAGTAAATCCACCAATAGTACCACCAGCTTCTGCTGTAATAGTACCTTGCATCACCACATCACCATCGGGTTGTAAATGGAAATTACTTGAACTAATCTCTATCTGTTGATTACTACCACTAAGGAATTGTGTTGAACTACCTAAAAAGAATGTATCAGTTACAACTTCAAAAATACTTGGACTAGTTCTAAATCTCAAATATCTATCAACTGAACCATGTGCATCCACCATCTCTAATCCAACACCCTCATAACTTTCGGTTGTATGTAAAAGTTGAGTTCCATCGGCACGACTTCCACTTAATGAACCACTAAATATCATAAATCCACCACTACCACTTGATATCGTAGCTTCAAATCCTTCATATCCAATAGAACGTAAATAGGCTGAACCACCGTGTATTTCGATACCTTGACCTTGTAAGTTTCCAAGATACATAGAACCACTCAATAAGTTATTATCACCTTGTATAACTTGTGGTGCTCCTACAATTCTAAAGTTTTCTAAAAATCCAAATGAATCCGCAATCTTTCCATCCACGTCATAAAACTCAACCAAAAAGTCCATTTTTGCAGGACGTTTGTGCATAAAGGGTAGTGGAACTATAGTTCTAAAATAATCAGGACTAAAATTTGTTTCCTCAGTAGGTTTTATACTAACATCTTTTATAACCCATTGACCTGCAGTTGCAACAAATTTTAACTGAGCACTTGGGAAGTGTTTAGGAGCACTTTTGAAAATTTGATAAACTCCCTTTTGTTCACCCTCATCTGTTGCAGGGCCATCAGGAATACTAACCTTTCCAAGATAAATGTCTTCACCTATATCTCCTGTTCCGTCTTTTGCTCGAGAACCACTTAAAAATACCTTTAGTTCTGCTCTATCTATTATTTTTGTTGATTCGGAACCACCCGTTGTAACCGTAACTTTCTTTGGTTGTTTTATATAATAGGAATCAAACCCTACTGCATAAGAAATGTTTCGTTCGAGTTGGTAAGATGCTGTAGTGAAAAACTCAACTTCTTCATCTACTTCGTAGTTAGAACCACTCATCAATACACCATCAACTAAATAATCATCATTTTGATTTATGACACTATTTGAAGAAGATGCCCAATAATCAGATATAACAGAACCAGTATAAAAATATCCAACATTTGTAAATCCATCAACACTAAATGGATCAATTAAAATTTCTGGTGATTCTATAGGTGAATCATATAACAATTCAAAATCAGTTAAACCACCTCTTATCTTTCCATATATCTTTACTCTAAAAATATCACCACTAAATGTTCTCATATTTATAATCGAGAAATCAGCATAACTTCTAAGATAAGTTGAGGTTAATTTTTTCTCAGGTGTCGGTACAATTGACATTGTAACATTATTATTTGGTAACATACTAACGGTTTCTCTACGAATCGTAGAATTTGCTACTTCCTGACTTATACTTCCTGATTCATTCCAACCATAATATTTTATATTAGCGTTTCCACCCGCTTCTTCTTCTTTTGGTATTCTCGATGGGTCTGTCACCTCTCCCCATAACCAAGTCGCTCCTGTTTCATCTATATGTGGTGTATCTGGTTGTGGAGGTTGTACATCTTTCGGTTCCAAAGACTCTATTGTTTTACCAGTAGGTTGAAGGTTTGGCCATACTTCCCAATCGGTAAAGTTTGGATCTTTAAAACCAGTTTTATTGTCACTTTGTGGAGATGAGTGTACCTCTGCAACAAAAGGTGTTTCAGGTATTATCGTGGTAGAATTTAATACTTCTTGAATTCTTGTTACGTAGGTGGAATCTACTGTTATTCGTGAATTACTACCAATAAAGTATGTAGACTCATCTACTTGAGGTGACTCTATCTTTAATTTACCACCAACAAAAGCACTCGTTAATTTATCTTGTACATTCTCTGGAGAAGATTCTAATCCTTGTATTGTAATTGTATGTGTGGGTGTTTCTGGAGAAGCACGTCTTGATACACGACCTAAAGCTAAAACAGTAGGTTGGTTAATACTTATTCGTTTGTTTTCTCGTTTGTTTTTGAACGTATCTAAAAATTTACCAGGTCTGTCCTCTCCTGTAAAAGTAACAGCTGGATTTTTATCATCTAAGTCATCATCAAATTCTTTTGGATTAATCGGAGTACCTGGTGTGGTTGCAGTAACGGTTACACTACCTGTTATAAAATATGATGCAGATGCTGGTAGTTCGTCTATAAATGCTTTAGTTATTTCTCTGGCACGAATTTTAGGCTGTTTGTAAAAAAATATTGGTTGAGTGTTTACTTGAGTAGTGTTAATTGAAATCGGTCTTGAGTATCTTACATTATAGACACCGTGCCATTCATTTGGAACATCAACTCGTTCTGTATGTGCCTCACCAACAATATGTAAAAATCCACTACCAGGTGCATTAGTATCGTATACCTCAATTGAGATTCTTCTCATATTACCTTCAAGATATTCTCGAACGGGTTCATGATATATAGAGTTTCCAGCAGAATCAACTATATCAATTTGTAATTCTGTAAAATTTAATAATTTTTCTGAACCCGCGATAAGGAATGAATTTTTACCTACTTGTAATGGATCAGGAAATTCTGTGATATTGAAAAAATTAGAATTTAAACCCTCTTCTTCAAAATATACATCTATATCGGCTAAACCTTGTAGTTCATTAAACCTTTTTGTGATTGGCATCTATTGCTCCAAATAAAATATATCTATTGAATATAAATATTGAAAATATAAAAATTCAATAGTTATTTATGTATATGAAATGTGTATAAAGGGTGTAAAATGAAAAAAAGATATAATTTCACTTTAGATGAGGATTTGATGGATTGGTTCAAAGGGCATGCAAAGAAAAACAGAACAAAATGTTCTGCTATTCTTAATCAACACTTATATAAATTATTTACGGAAAATAATAAAAAACCGAGAAATGTAATTACATCAGTCCCTACTAAATTTGACTGAACTACTACCAGATACTTTCTTAATCTCTAATAACGTATCTACAAAATCTCTCATTGATTCTATATGAGAAACCACAAAAGTAAATTGAAACTGACTTTTTAAATATTGAAATAATTGTGCAACCGAGTTTAGGTTCTCATTATCCATAGTTCCCCAACCCTCATCTATAGCAAGAAAGTTACTTCTCGGTAGATTACTTACATTCATTAATCCTACACGAATAGCAAGTGATGATATGAATCTCTCCATACCACTACTTAATTCTAAAGGCCATACTCTATCATCATCATACACGATATGAGTATCAATTACCTTACCATCCATGTTAAACAATACATTAAAATCAACTATCTGTGCCAAGATATCATTTACAGCACCCTCTACAGTCGGTAATGATTTACTGATTAAATCATATGGTACACCATCTCGTTTGATTGCCTCAAGTAAGTATTGATATGCCTGATGTGAATCTTCAAGTTCTTCTACTTTAGTAATATTGTCATTGATTTGATTTTCTTTTGTTTTTAATACTTGAATGTCGCCGTGAAGTGTAGTTAATTTATCACTAACAACATCTAATTGATAATCTAAATCATCACTATTATTTTGTAATTTATCAATCTCAACTTCTACTTGTTGATTAAATATAACATTTTGTTCTTGTGATTTTGATTTTTCTATGTTAGTCGTAATTAAATTTAATTGTGTAGTTATATTTTTTTGTTTTTCTTTATTTAATTGTATGTTAGATGTTATATTATCTTGATAACGTTGTTTGTCATTTAATTTATTTTCCAAATCATCTAAATCTTTTTTGAACGCACGAACTTTAAATTGTTTTTGTATTCGTTCTTCCATCTTCTGTTTCTTTTGAACATATCTCTGTGCAAGTGATTTATCTTTATCAAGGTTTTTTTGAGTTTCAATTGCATCTAAAGTAAACGGATTTGTCATACAATCATTACAATCCTCATCATAAGTTAAATTACCAAGTTTTTCAATCTTATCTAATTTACTACGAACTTCTATCTTTAACTTATCAATTTCTACTTGAAACAAATCTCGTTCTTCTTCAAGCTTTTCTAATTCATAATACTTTTCTTCTATATTATCCTTTTTATAAACTTCAATCTTACTTTCTATTTCCTTTGATGCTCTATCAAAATCAAATTGTTCCATTTCATATTCTGAAAGTTTATTCTTGACTTGTTCATATAATTGTTGTAACTTCTTATGTTCTGTTTCAAGAGTTTCAATTGATTGTAAACTATCGTCTACGTGTTTCAATCGTTTAGTCTGTTCCTTTATCTCAGATTGTACAGACTTTATTTCCTTTTTTAATCCTCTTTCGTCCTTTTTAAAATCTTTTTTCTTACCTTCAAGTAAAATTAAATCATTAGTTATTTGTGCCAACTCACTATCGTAATCAGATTTTTTAAAATCATTCAAAAGTGTATTTACTTCTTTAATATCATCAGCTGCCTGAGTATATAGTGTATCAAATATCTTCAATCCCATAAACTGAGATAATAATTCTTTACGTTCTTTTTGTGTTTTATCAATAAACACGGTAGAATTGTTCTGACTACTCATTGAAGTTAATATGAAATCGTCATATCCACCAATCACTTTTCTTATATTAACTTGTGTAGTTCTTCTTTGGTCTCCATTCAATGATATTTTATCACCACTATCATCAATTAACCAAAAGTCTACATCTACCTTAACGTGACCAGTTCTAAGATTCTTTTTACCTCTTCTCTCAATAAAATAATTTACTCCATCAATTTCAAAGTTTACTTTACAATATAAAGTAGATTTTGAATTATTAATAATGTTATCTGCTTTATATGCCCGACTACAAGTATCAAATAAACAAAAACTCAAAGCATCTAATAATGCTGATTTACCTGTAGCATTTGGTGCAAATAATCCAATAATACCATTTAGTTTAGTAAAATCAACTACATTGTTTTCTCCATAACTAAACATATTATCAAATTCAAATCTCTTTAACTTCCAATGTACATTTCTTTGAATATCTGCTTCTGGTATAACACTATTTAGGTCTGTTAAAATATCTTTAATCTTAATCATAGTATCATCATCAACAATATAATTGTTTTTCAAATACTCACTAATTAAATCATACTGATAATCGGGATTGTTAACATCTCCAATGTTTATTTTATTATCACGAATCTTTTCTTTTGATAATCCATCTACTCGTGTGATAACTGATTCTTGAATTTTTGCCATTTTCTGAACTTTAGTCATCAACCTTTTCAATTGAGCAGGTTTCGTATTACTTACTCGTACACGAACTCTTGGTTTATTTGGTAAATCACTTAAATCAGGTAATTTTCCATCTTGAATATCAATTGTATAATATCCGAAATCATTATGTATCTCTTTATATTCGGATTTAAGAGTTTCCATATCCCATAGTAAATAACCCTTACCGATATCCTCACCATGATTCTGTTGAACTAATGAACCACAATAAGAAATGGTTTCTTCTTTATTTAAATGTTGTCTTTTATGTATATCACCAAGTAATCCTAAATCATATCCCTTAAACATACTCATTTTTACTTTACTTGGTAACTTGAATCCTAAATCGGTTTCACTTCTATCTACCGTACCATGAAACAATACAACTTTCTTCCTATCACCAGGTACATCTTTAGCTTTGATATAATCTTTTTCGTTATCCCATACATCCCATACGATAAAATCTGTATCAGCACAAGTATATATTCCTGTTCGTTTTAGATAATGTAGATTAGGGTGATTTAGGTTTTCTACGATTGGTGTTAAACAATCCATTCTGTTTAGATTATTTAAATTACAATCGTGATTACCAGCGATAATAATTGTAGGAACAATATCAGATAAGTTTTTGAATAATCGAGACAATTGATCAATTAACTCTGGTGACATTTCGGTTTTACTGTGTGCAATATCTCCACCGATATATGCAACTGCATTATCTGGATTGTTTTTTACCTCTTCGTATAAACCATTGAATACTTCTTCGTATTCTCTATGTCGTTTCAGATTACGAATTTGTATATCTGATATGTGGTGTATGTGTTTAAGTTTCCTAAACGGAACCTTTATTTTTTCTTGTATCAAGAATACTCCTTGAGTATTTTTTTCACTTTGGGTAACTTTTTCTCTGCAACCGTAACGTCCCAAGCAAAAATTTCTCCATTTTTCTTATAATAACTATCTTGGACAATTCCCAAAAAGTCTTTTATTTTTTGATATGCCTCAGAGTCGGTAATATGTACTTTATAGTATCCCTCACCGAACTCCCATATATCTCTTTTATGTATTCCCATATAACTTCATCCTCATAAGTTCTTTAAAATTAACTCTCTGAGAATTAAATAGTTCGGAAACCATTTTTTCGTACCCGAGTTCACTCGGATCCTTACCTTTAAGTTTTACGAAACGTACATCAATACCCATATTCATAAAGTCATTGGCCATTTTCAAAGAGTCGTTAAACGCGTCTTCGTCTAAGGATATAATTATATGACTTACCTTTTTTTCTATTATTTTTTTATAAAGTTTAGGAAGTATGGTTTTTCCAAATAATGGAATTGAGTTATTTTTAATTGCCATAGCATCAAACACACCCTCACAAAGAATTATCGGTTCATTCCAATTCACATATAGGTCAAAACCAATTATATCTTTTGATATGGGTGGATTTTTGTATTTCATACCACCACTATAAAAATCTCTACCTACAAAATAATTCAATATACCATCTGAATCATAACTTGGTACTATGATTCTATTTTGATATAATCCCTCAGTACAATATCCTATATTATATCTGAGTATATCTTGTTCTGTTAAACCTCTATTGAATAAGAATCTTAATGCATGTAACTGAAATACTGATTCACTTTCATCAAAATATTTTATTTCCTTTGGTAATGATAATACCTGAGTAGTATTGGTCTTTTTCTCTGAGGAATAAAATGTACCGCCAACTACTTCATTCAATTCTTTAAATACCGACCTATCCGCACCTACTTGTTTCAATAATTGAAATAAACTATGTCCACCTTGATTACTTACCCAACAATGCCATTTACCCGTTTGGATATTGACTTGTAGTTTTGGTTTGTGGTGTGTGACGAATGGACTCCAATACATATATTCATTTTGTTTTCGAAGACTTTGACCTTTGGAGTTCAATGCTTTGTCTAATATTGGTATTACTAAATGACTCATAACTTCTCTATATATTCAAACAATAAAGGTGTGATAACTTCGTGGTCATATATGTTTGGATGCTCCATACGATAATTTCTATCATAGGTTTGTATGTATTCTTTCCAACTCACAATATCATTTGGGAATTTAAAATAATTAATATCTTTTGTATTGAAATCTTTAAAATTAGGATTCTTATAAACTTCACCATTTCTGTTATATAACTTAACATCACTCAACATAGTGGAACAGAAAAACACATCAATATTATGTTTTTCACAATAACTTTGAAACATATCAAGTTTTCTATTTAATTGTTTTATTTCTTCTACCTCATCATAAAAATATTTGTAAAATATTTCAAAGTAAGATGATATATCTCTTTCTCTAACCCATTTTGTTAAATTAGTAAGTTCTAAAAAACGTTTTATTATATTTGGTACTCTAGCACTTAAACTATTTGGATTAATTGTCATTACGTATTGTTGAGCCAAAGTACTGAATACCTCAAATCTTGACAATTCTGTTAAACCAACCATCATTAGGACTTTTTTATCAATTGGTTTATTTTCTGAAATCCAATTATACAATACTCTCAGTATGTAATTATTAGATACACCACCCAAAGATAAATTAACTTCTTCACAACCTAACTTATCAGACAATAACTTAGAAAATCTATACTCATTCTCGACTTCACCCGGTAGTTGTTTAAAAGTAACTCTATTTGGATTATCATAATCAAAGGGTTTCACACCAAAACTACATGCACCAAGTACAAAGTAATCATATTGTTTCATTTAATCAACTCTACAAAATCCTCTAATTGTAATACAGCATATGTCTTACTTCTATTTCGTTTAAACACTAATACAGGTTTACCCTTTTCACTATTGGATTCTGCCTGTTCTAATGCACTCCATATATTTAGTTTTTCTTGATTTTTACATTCGAATGCATATGGTATAAGTTTACGTGCGGCAGGTGATAATTGAATGTCTTCACCACTCTCACCCATCGTGGTGGATTTAACATCATCTTCTTCTAACGTGTCTTTAAATGCTTCGAGAAGAATATCTCGTACGTTATTTTGTAACCTTTTACCTTTATTCTTGGCGGAACGTGTTTTCATAATAATA